GTAAAACATTAAGGTCTTAGGTTCGATCCCTAACCGAAGCGATTTTAATATATGTATTTTAAAATACTTATATTAAATATATTTAAATATCAACTTAAAGTTAACAGTCTGTATTTAAACAGTAAACATGGCAAATATATATGAAAATATTGTTAATGAATTTAACAAAAGAAGTTGTCAGTTATTAACAACAAAAGAACAACATAATGAAATAATTAATAATTCAAAAAAATGTAATTATAAACTAAGATATATTGCTTCATGTGGTCATAATCATATAGTTTTTTATAATGTATTTAAATCGCGTGGAACAGGAATAGTTTGTCCAAGTTGTAAAAATAAAGAAATTGGAAAAAATATTAAAAATAAAATAGAAAATAATGAACTATCAAAAATTTGTAATATAGAACAAGAATATAAATTTATTAAATCATTTCAAGAGTTAGTTAAAAATACTTTTAATACTATAAAAACATTTGACGGGTGTAATAGCGATTTAATATTTAAACCAAATAATGTATTAGAAGACATTTGGGTTGGCATTCAAGTAAAAACAACAAATGCTAGACATTTAACTTATAATTTTCATATAAATAATATTTATAAAAATTGTTTAATTTTATTATATTGTGTTGAAGATAATAAAATGTGGTTAATTCCAGAAAATATTATTGGTGAACAGAAAAAAATTTCTATAGGTTATAATAAATCTAAATATAATATTTATCAAATTAATGAAAATACTGTTATTAATAAATTAAATGAATTATATAATAATACAAGTAAATTTATTTTTAATATATTAAATAATCCCACAAATTTTTATCAACAAAGGGAACAATTTTTTAGAAAATATAGAGAAGAAAAGATACAAATTTTAGACTTTAATTATGATAATATTGAAGGAACTGTTTATGATTTTAAAATAGAAAATTATAAGATTCAAGAAAAGGTAACAAAAATAGATAATGAAAATAGATGTTGTTTTCAACTTTGTAAAAATAACGGTTCATCTAATAAAATTCAATATGATATTGGTGATAATGACTTTTATTGGTTAAATTGTGATAATAAAGAAACATTTTTTGTAATTCCAGAAAAAAAATTAATTGAACAAGGATTTATTGGAAATAAAATAGAAAATAATAATAAACAAACCTTAAAAATAACTGTTAAAAAGGAACTACATAAGAAAAGTTCTTGGTTACAATGTTATATGTTTAATTATGAAAATATTGATACTGATAGATTATTATATTTATTCAAAAAAAATTGAAATGAAATATGTTAAATAATTAAAAGTATATTAGAAAGAAATGGAATCGCAAATTAATTTGACTCAAAACTATGATGGAGTACAAGAAGGTGATAGATTGATAAGTCTATTTCACGAATTAATTGAATCAGAAGAATGTCAACGTTTAAAATACCAGTGTTTAATTGATCCAGTAACCAAAATTATTCAAAACGAAACTGCTTTGGCAAAAATGTGTAAACGAAATACATTAGATTTTGATAGTGTTTATAAGCAACATTTTATCCAAAAGAGAAATACATTTGAACTTGTAGAAGACCCTTACACGAGTATGTGTATGGAATTTGTGATGCGAAAATGGCATTAAATATAAAAATTATAAAAATATCTAAAAAAATAAATCCATAATCAACTTTGGTTTATAAACTTTTTTTTCATATTCATAATCAATAGAATCCAACTCATCATAATATAAAATAAGTATTTAAGAATAATATTTTTTTCAAAAACAACTTAAAGACAAAATTCAATAACTAATTGGTAACAACTTATAAAGAAAATATGAGTCATATAGTTTACCAAATAAAGGCAACTTGTCCGAGCGGTCAAGGAGACAGACTTGAAATCTGTTGCGAAAAATCGCGCGTAGGTTCAAATCCTGCAGTTGTCGTTTGTATTATTTTATTTAATAAATAGAATAATATTTTTATAAAAATTGAAATAATTATAACTTAAATAGTTTAAGATATACAGTTTACAGAATGACCAGTTTTAATACCGCTACTAAATATTTTACTAAGGGTTTCATAACCATTGAGCAAGAATCAACTCTTCCAACCAATTGTTTGCCATTTGAAAATGCCAAATTTGGGTTACTTAATTTACAAGCAATTGCTTGTGAACCATCAGACATAACACATGAATTAGTACTAACTATTGACCATTCAGGTTCAATGGATACAGATTTTAAAATAGTACAAGCAATTTATACTTTAAAAAATATAGTTGGTTATCTTGAAGAACACCCTAATATTAAAGCAAATGTTACTATATTTAAATTTGACAGTATATTTACTAAGGTTCTTGATAGAACAAATATTACAGAAGAAAATTATAAATCAATTGAAAAAACTATCGAGAAAATAAGATCGCGTGGTGGGACAAATATTGAACTAGCGTTGAAAGAGACAACTAAATATATTAATACACTAAAAACATTATATCCAACTCATCAAATTAGTCACATATTTCTGACAGATGGTGAAGTCACAGAAGGTGAAGATAATACAGATATTTTAAAACAACTCGTAGACAAGGATATTTATAATTATTTTATAGGTTATGGTAAAGATCACGATGCGAAACTACTAGGAATACTTAGTAATTTTCAAAAAAGTTCTTATCATTATATTGATGCAATCGAAAAAGCGGGTCTAGTTTTTGGAGAAATTTTACATGGTATTACTCACAAATTATTATACGACTGTGAAATAGTAGTCGAAAATGGAGTAATATATAACTACAATTCTAATTTATACACAGATAGACTTTATATTGGTGATATTGTTGGCGAGTCAAATAAAGTTTACCATTTGTTTACTGACAATCCGAGTAGTTGTTATGTTCATTTAAAGACTAAAGAAGATACTACTTCCAATGAACCATTAGAAATACATATATTCCAAGAAACAATTCATGATTTGAGTTTTGTAAATTACGCATATAGACATAGAACACTGACACTTCTTGGTGAAGTAAAAGAATGTCAAGAAAAGTATGACAATAATAAAAATAAAAGAATAGGGGATGAAGGATATTTTAGTTATGATAATATTAGTGGTTGTAAAATAAAAATGCAAAATTTATTTAATGAACTGTTAAAATATATGGAAGACAATAATGATAAACAAAATAAATTTATTAAAATGTTATGTGATGATATTCATATTTCGATGAAAACATTAGGAACACAATATGGAAGGATGTGTATTAATTCAAGACAAACATCGCAAGGAACTCAAAGAATTTACACAGTAAATACTACACCACTTGACCGTGATAAAGGTGTAGCAAATACTCGTTCTTTTGGATATGATTCAGATGATGATTGTCAAAAAGCACCATCACATTTGGTTGTAGATATAGATATCTATGAGGTTTCTAATAATTGTATGGAAGACTCACCATATTTAACACAGACTGCTAAAAATGTAATGCGTTCGATTAGTTATGTTTCTTCAAGCGATAGTGAAAAGGATGATAAAAAGGATGATAAAAAGGATAGTGATGATGATTCATTAACGACTTCTCCATAAATATTTCCAAACACTGCTAGCACCAGGTTCAACACCTTTAATATCTAAATTATAAGGACATGAATAATCTGACGAAGAATTAAGCGCCTTACAAGGATCACAAGGTCCATTTAAAAATTTAAACCCAGGTATTTCGCTTTCCAAATTATTATAATCCACACTACTTTTTTTACTTGTTTGCTCGCCAAAAATACCTCCCTTACCTGTATATTCAGTTTTTTCTAAAGAAGCGTTCCCATTATCATCTATATTACACTTTATTACAGGATTCATATGTTTTATTAACCCAGATTTGTAACCAAAATTACCAAATCCACTAGGTAAATCTTCATTATTATTTTTTGGTCCATCATTTATTTGTACACCAGATATTAAAAAATTACCTTCTTTGGTTTCCATAGATAACAATTGTAAAATAGCGTTTTGGTTGTAAATTTTCCTTGCATAATTAACAGAGTCGCCGGAATATGTTCTTATAAATGTATTACGATTAATAGCGTCAGTATACAAGTCAATCACTTCTTGAGACCAAGGCCACATACCATTTTTTAAAAAATAATCCAATTCAATTGGTCTCACTTGTTTTTTTATTATTTCCATATCAAAAACAATTTTGGGGTTTATTGTATGTTGTATTTTTAAAAATACTCCCTCTTTTAATTTAGATAATTCTGGTGATAATTCAAAACCTTCATTTTTCGCTCGTATTATATCTACAAAACGCATAAATATTATTAAAATTAATCCCAACATTAATCCATATCTATAATTATTTACGCCTACAAGAATTACAGATAATATCAATATAATTCTTCCTAAAAATGTGTCAAAGAGAGAAACAAAAAAGGAAGGAATTAAATATATGATCAACCATATAAATATTAGTATTGTTAGTAAACCTAATAACATAGTTTTATTTTCATCATTTACAAAATCTTTTATTTTTTTTAACATATTCATAATAAATAACTATAAAATAATATAGTTATTTATCTACTAAACTTGAATCCTAACGCCCAGTAGACCCAAATCCTCCACCGCCCCGCGCGGTTTCTTCGCCAAGTTCTTCTATTGTATCCACAATTTGGACTAAAATGGGAACTAAACCAGGTGCGCAAATTTGTACATATCTATCAAATTTTTTTCCCCAAAAATCTGCTTCAATATTAGAATCATTATCAGTTGTATCAATATTTACAACATCAAACATCCCAGTTAAATGACCTCGATAACCAGCATCTATAATTCCTACAGAATTTGCCAAACGTAATTGGGTTTTAGATAATGATGACCTAGGATACATATAATAACCAGTATTAAAACACTTGCCTCTATCTGTCACCATTTGTGCCGAACAAGATATCTTAAAATCGAGTTTGTTAACTGGAGTTCTATCTTGCCAACCAGGACCAAAAAAACGAGTCTTAATTCCATATTGATCTAATTCATCATCTTCATTACCAGGAGCATACAAATCAAAACCGGCATCAATATGCTGAGGTGTTTGATATATAATTTTATTATTATGATTACTTGCTGCATTGGTATATGTATATTTTAGATTTTCATCATCAGAATCAACAAATATTTTTAAAATCATAACTCTTTCATACGTTTCAAGTAAATTATTAATGATACTGACAAAGGTGGTATTTATATTATTATTTAAAAAATGTGACATTATACTTTATAATAATATAAACAAACAAATGTTTATATTCTTTTATTGAATTTATTTAATTTCTTCCTCTTCAATTAAATCCAATATTTTTAATCTATTATAAAAAACACGGCGACTCATATTTAATTTTCTCTCTTCTATTTTCATTTCATATAATAATTTATCAATCTTTTCTTCTATATTTACCGCACCTTGCTCTTTTGCTTTAGATAACAAATTATTTAATTTTTCAATCTCATTACGGACTTTTGTAATATTTTCATAAAATATACCAAATTTATCACGCATGTCACTAACAATTTCATCATAATTTTTACTTGGCATCTCCTCAAATATCATAATTTCATCTATTTTGGCGCTATCAATATCCTTATTTTTACTATCCCAATCTTTAAAATAAAATAAGACTTCGCCTTTATTAAAATCGAGTAAAAATATATGACCATATATGTCATTCTTTTCATTTAATATGTAACCCGCCTCTAAAATATTAATATAACTGCTTTGGCAGTAATGTAATAAAGAAGACCAATTAACATCTTTATTAACACTGTCAAAATCTGCGAAACATTTACATTGTTCTATTTGTTCAACCTTAGGTTTATTTTTCGCCACAATAATTTTTTCAAATGCTTTTTGTAAATCCTCTTTGGTTTTAAAATGTTTTATTAATACATAAATCTCTCTAACCAAAATTTGCCAAAGTAAATCGGCGTCATCATTTACAGGCATTAATCGTTTTTTTTTGCCGATTATATATCCAAATGCACCTTTGGTTACCATTATTATTAAATATAAAATCTAATAATAATTTTATATAGTTTTTATTTTAAATTTTTAATTATATATTTTATTTTATTGATTTATAAGTGGTGATGTTTGAGGAAGTTCAGTAGTATTTGGTTGTGATGTTGGTTCCCAATACCAAGCAGGAGGTGTCAAATAAACATTCGATGTTCCACAAGCATTACCAACACTGCTCATACGTATACCACCAGTTTTAATACCAGTACCCGTTTGAACCGCAAAAGGAAATGGTTTTTGAGGACCAACCGGATTATTACAACCGCGTGTAAGATACAAATTATATTGACCATATGAAACGGGTTGGTAAAGTGTTTTGGTATAAGGAGCGTTGCGCGCCATATCATTAAACTTGAAACGAGCAGTTGATCTTCCAGGAGTACATAATGTAGGACCACAACCAACTTTATGTCCTTCATATGTTCCAATATTATTAACTTTCAAATTACAAGTATTTGCCGCAGCCAAATTTTGAATATACAATCCTTGACTAGCGGAATCGGTTTGATTTCCAGTATAATTAGGTTGAACCCAATAGTTAGGATACTGACCATTATGAATCCATTTATAACGTTTCTCCAACATGCCTTTAGTAGACAAAACTGAGGGTTTAACATAAATATATTGTGTGCCCATGGTATTAATCTCGCTAGAGTTAAGAACTGGTTGAACAACTGCTTGTTTACTTCCAGCATTAGGAACCGCGCCACTATATTCACCTACTAATGTAGCCGATGGATACTTTCCATAAGTACCACCAAATCCAATAGGTTGTGTACCCCTATAAGGTGTTCCAGATTTAGACATTCCATATGTTTTACCCACATATCCTACATTTCTATGACCGCCATTTATAGAGAACCCTACCGGACCGTATGTTTGTAGCGCTTCTTGTAAAGCTACTGTGGCGTGACCAAATGGACCCTGTGGTAACCAAACACCTCCAGGAGCGCTACCAGAGCGTTTTGAACCATATTGGATTACCGATTTTCTTTTAAAAGCAGTTAATGACATATATAACATATTATAAGATAATTAAATCTAATCAAAATATTCAAAATATTCAAACAAATAAAAACAAAACAAAAAATTAAATAAATAATAAACAACGATTATTTGGTTCTTCAACTAAACTTCTCTCTAAGAAACAATAAAACTTGGTATTTTTAACTAATAGTGCATTCAACAGTCGTTTCAAATTATTTTGTCGTATTTTGTCTTCTTCATTCCAATCAATTAAATCATATTCTCCTAATAATCCATGTAATATTAAAAACCCCAAACTAAAATATGATACCTTATAATGAACAAATGATGGTATTTCTTTTATATGAATTAATTCAGGTGCGAAAAAAAAATCATCATGAGTAAAAGGAAATGATATTAATAATTTTTCCTCCTCATTTATATCTAATAAAAACTCATCACTTAAATAAATAAATTTGGTTTTATCCACTACAATTAAATTTTTTGGAGAAAACCCTAAAAAGGTCTTTGAAAAATGCGTAATTAAATAATTAAGTTGTATTACTAAATGATATGTCATTCTTAAAACCAAATTATAAGGTAATCTATTTGTTTTATTTTCTCTCTCAAGTTCTTTTTGGAAACTCAAAAATGTTTTAACACTCGACGCTTTAAATGATAATGTGTTGTATTTCTCGGTAGTTGTTGCACCTAATATAATTTTTGTTTTTGATATTGACTTTATCAACGCTTCATTATATGAGTCAAAAAAAAATGTAAATGACTTGTTGTCTTTTTCATCTTGTCCTATTTTGAAATTATCGTTTTTAATTATTATGTTCATTTTTTATAATTTAATATAATAATATTAGTCTTGTTTTTAAAATAAAATAAAATAAAATAAAAAAAGGAAATTTAACCTTTTTAATTTAATTAATTAATTTTAAAATACAAAATATACAAAATATATTAATAAATATTACACGTTATTTAATATGTATAGTTCCTTTAACCATACCAGTTCATTACTGACACATATTTTCTCATCCATTAACATATTATATTCGTGTTCCAACCTACCTGCTTTCTCCATATACACGCTAAGTTGCTCCTTTAATCTTCTGTTTTCGTCAACTATATAATCCATTTCAATCATTGCCGCGTCTTTTTCGCTATAACATATTTCACTTGAAATGCTGCGACACAATTCCATAAATTTTGCATCTTTTGAATTCTCTTCCTTTTCAGGTGTCTTGAAAAGATTCGCAAAATCCTGATTGGTCATCTGCTTTGTAGGAGTTACATATCCTGTATTAGTAAGCGCCTCAATATTGAGGGAATGTTTTCTATCGGATGACTTCACCTTAGCACCCTTGTTTTCGAGGACAATCCAGTACCAAGGTTCATCGTAGACAATGCGCGCTTCCATATTAGGATCCAAAACGCGATCTTGAAAATTACGAGCAGCAATATTGTCGTACCAATAATTGAAATGAATGTAAACCGAGTTAAAATCTTCGCCACCAGCGCCTCTCTTGCGAACAATGTCAACGCGTTTAACATTGCCAATTCTGAGATTCTCGAATGTGTCAGCAATCCTCTTCTTATTAATATTAGCGAAAACGTGAGGAATGTAGAGACTGATGTTAGCGAAGTTGGAAGACATTCTCCTCAAATAAATTTAGTTTATAAAAGCTTTAGCAAATGATAGTATTTAATAATTTAATACTTTTTGTTTTAACTCGAAAAAGCATTTCATTTTTTTTCAAAAAGTTAAAAAAAATAAACAAACTAAAATTTTATTTTTACAAAATCTAAACAAATGAATCAATTTCCAATACTATTTCAGATGGCAACAGAATTTGTTGATGTGTAATATCATTAAGTGTTTCTACTTTTACAACCCAATCTAGAGGCGTGCTTAATATACCACATTTATTATATTGTTTTTCTTGTTCACATTCAACATTATCAACGAGTAGTGTATTATTATTAATTTTAATAAAATTTGCTCTAAGTAGTCGTATATCCGATTTTTTACCACAATTTCCAATATAAAATAAATACCGTTGACCATGGTTTATGTCTTTAAATAATTCTGTCATTATACCTTGCTTTTGTAAATAATATAATTTATATTTTTAAATCATTTTTATTTTCAGTATTTTGAAAAAAAAAAGTTTTCTGAAAAAAATTGAAATGATTTTTTCATAAAATGTGAAAAGTATTAGATTATTAACTTATCACTGTTTTAAACTTATAAACCTGTAAACTTTTAAAAATCCAATATGAGCGCCACTGTTGTCAACGAATGCCCTATTTGCATGGATCCTATTGAGAGCATTACTAGGAACTGTGTTTCTACTGAATGCGGGCATTGTTTTCATACAAACTGTTTGATGACAAGCGTCGCTCATAATGGATTTGGATGCCCCTATTGCCGCACACAGATGGCCAACGAAGTTGCTGATGAAGAAAGCGACTATGGTGATGATGAACAGGAGATTTATGAACCATATGATGATTTTGTGCTAAGAGGACTGCGATTCTTCAATAATAATATAAATGGCGAAGAACATGACGAAGAAGATTTAAATCAAGAAGATTTAGACGATTTAGACGATGATGATGACGAAGACGAAGACGCTACGCAAACCCCACCTCCGGTTTCATATGTGGCTCAAAAACTGGCAGAACAAGGTGTCACAATGGAAACACTGTTGAAAGCAGTGCTTTGCTCGGTAAATAATTATGAGCGCGATTTTCAGGATTTTGAGCGCGTCGAAAACGAAATATTCGGAAGGGTAAGTACTATTTTGAACAATTATAATCCTGTATAAATGTATATTTTGAATTTTAACTTTATATTTAATTAACTTAATAAATGAATAAAGGGATTTAAACTCTTTTTTTATTTTATTATTAATTAATAAATGAATTATCCAAACCAAGCAGCGAAAACAGTTACATTATTTAGTCAACCATTTTTAGACACATACAACCAATGCTATAAAAATATAGTTACAATCAACTTAATGCCTCAAGGACCATTAGGACAATTTGTAAGAAGAGTTCAATTCCCACCTCTAAGCACATTTAAACAACCAGGACCTTGCAGTCGCATAAATAATTGCGGACTTGCTTTAACGACATTAAACGGATTCTATAATAATAATTACAATTGTTGCAATCAAAATTGTTCTAATTTAATGGTAGTTGATGAAGTACCTGCTTTAATGTCTTATTTATTGTCAAATGGTTATACTATTAATACCAGTATTACCAAAATGTTAAACACAAGTGATATCCGTTTTGAAACCGAAAATGCGAACAAATTAATATGTCTTATAACATATAACGGATAGTTAACCTTTTTTAAAAATATAAATCTTTTGTAAAAAAATTGATTTAATAATTATTGTTATATATAATTTATATAACAATAATAAAATGTCAGATCAAGAAATCAATTTTGAAATATTAAACTTACCGATACCATGTGTAATTAAAACCTATTCCAAAGAGAAACAACAAGACATCTTTAATTATCTCCAGGAAATGGACGACCATAATAGAAAGGGTTACTTGATAGCACAAGACCATCTTGGTACTTCTTTTAATATATATAAAAGCAACGGATATAAAGAATGGTTACAAAAAAAAACAAAAAAATAACTACATAGAAAAGCGAACACGTTTAGATTTTCCTTTACTTTTTGAAAACGATTTTTTTGTTTTATTATATCCTCCTTTTAAAATCCCAGTCTGATAACTAATAGGATCAGAAAATTCAGCAAGTGAATCATTAATTCTACCGCCAATTTGATCCTTTTCATTTGTTAATTTTTTTAATCCTCCTCTTTGCATAGTTGGTGTAAAATTTGTCATAGCATTATTTGCTGTAGTAGAAGCGTTCATCATAGCATTATTTGCTCTAGTAGAAATGTTAGTCATAGCATTATTTGCTGTAGTAGAAGCGTTCATCATAGCATTATTTGCTGTAGTAGAAGCAATTGTCAAAGGATTACTAATCTTAGGAATATTTAAATTTTGTCCTGTTAACCTTTCAATTCTTTGTTTTTTCGCTTCCAAATCATCAAGTTTACTATCAATATTTTTGCTTGTTTTATCTACAACTTCAGATATAGTTTCAACTGCTTGAGTAGTTGCTTCAACCACATCTCCAATTGCTTTTGAACCATCATTCACCATTTTTCCTGCTTCAATAACAGCGCCGTAAAAAGGTACAGCAGCCATGGCATCAGTTCCCACTTTAATCAATCCTGCTGAAATCCCTGCAGCAGCTTTTGAACCTGCTTCGTTTAACTCATCCATCGCTTTATTTACAGGTTCATCCATCGCTTCTACAACTATTTCAGCGTAATCGGAAGCGTTATCTGCCGCAATTTCTACCGCTTTTTTGAAAGCAGGTGTGCTCGCTACTTTGTTAAAATTATCAAGTAATAGTGTTCCAGTCTCAGCAAGATCTGCTGCTGCTGCTGATACACTTTCCTGTGCCTCAGGACTTTTCAATACATTATTTACATTATTTATTGCGTTAGAAACAACTCCTGATGCTTTATTTACACCATCTTCTACCACATTACCACTAATGTCTGTTTCAGAATCATTTATTTTTTTTAGACCTGCCGCACGTAATCCTTTTTCTTCAATATATTTAAAAGTACTGCTAGCAAAATTAGAAATTTTATCACCTAAAATACTAAATACACCTTCTGTTGGTTTAAATGTAGCGCTATTATTTGTATTCACACCAGTATTTACAGGAGCAGACCCACCATAATATTTTCTTGTTTTTTTGTGTCTTTTATTTCTTTTATTTTTAGTTTTATACATTTTATATTATACCAAGAAGTTTATATTTACTTTTATACTTTATTCAATTATTCAATTATTCTTTTTCATTTTCTCTTCTTGTAATCTCTTAAAATCAGCGAAAGTCATCGCATATTTCTTATCTACAACTTTCCTGTCGACCTTTTTTAAAAAGTTAAAGTTTGATAATTTGCCTTCATATGAGTAACGATTTGCGTTTTCTTTTAATAAGACCTTTTCATTATTATTTTCAGTATTTTTCATTTGATTATTTGGAATACTGTTTTTTGGAGGTGCCGCCATATTTACGTGACCAGTACCTGCTTCCTTATTGTAACTTTTAAACTTGGCAAAAACATTCTTTTTAGGAGCAGGTTCTACAATAGCAATATTACTCTGGTTTTTCTTTTGTTCCTCTAATCTTTTTTCTTCTTCTAATTTCTTTTCTTCCTCCTCTTTCTGCTTCTCATCAAGTTTTCTCTCATAGTTCTTTAATTCTTCTTCCATATCAAAATAAATAGGTCTACAATTAAATGTTTTCACATATTTTCGACTAACCGGTTCTAAATATCTATAAGGAATTGTATTATCACTATAAAACTCGAATGATCCACGTTTATTATTATACAACATTAATACATTACCTAATGGCGTCTTCTCTATTACGAAACTGTTTTTTAACTTATCGAGACGTTCATCAATTACGAATTGTCTGGCTTTCAAACGCAAATTATCAATGTTTGTCTTATTATTTGATTCTAATTCTACCAATACATTTTCAAGCGCCAATCTTTCTTCTGTCATACTTTTTATTGCATTTTTATTTAAAGAATCTTCCGAGGAAGTTTCATCATCAGAATTATTTTCAGAATATTTTACATTAAAATAATCATCACCACTTTTTTGTATTTCAATTTCCCTTTCAATAGACCAAATTTGATCTTTAATCTCATCTACTTTCTTTTTATATTCTTCCTGCGCCAATAATAAGAATTCATTAAACTTATTACTCTCCAATTCTTGTTCTTTTTCATCAAAAATAAACTCATTATTCATTTTTCGAATAGCATCCAAAAACTTGTCTTCATATTTGGGTTCTTCTTTTTTACAAGATACTTCATCGTTTTTATCTTGATCTGTAGTAACTTCTTCCATTTCATTTACTTGTGAAGACATTAATACGCTAAACAATTTTAAAAAATTATAGTTATTGTATATTTTTATTAAAATTGGATACATATTTTCTCGCGCATAATATGATAAAAAAAATATAGTTAATAATGAACATATAGATCCGGGATTTAATCCTAACATTATAATATTTATGTATTATTTAAATATTTTTAAGCGTTTTATCTATTAACTTATTAACTTTTGTTTTCGCTCTTCAAATAATTCATCTATTTCTTTTGATAAATCAGGCAGTTTAATTAATTCATAGTTCTTTTCTTCGGCGTCAGGATGTAACCTGACTAAATATAAATCGGTGACAGTTTTGCCATATTTTCGTTCCAATATCCTTTTATAGGTATTTAATTGCAAAGCGTAATGCCAAAAGTTGGAATCCGGCATATGACATATTAACTTATTTATAGCAAACTTGTTAAAATTATTTATGCGAGTTATTTCTTTAGAGCGTTTCCAATCATAAATTGATAATGTGCCATCAGGATTTTCATATACCATATCAATAGAACCGGAAATCTTAAGTTCTTCATCATATATTGTCCATTCTGTGCGATATGGTTTTAATTCAGGATGGTCCTTTGTAAAATTTATAAAATAATCCCATTCGATTGCTTTTTCTTCATTTGAATCGAGCAATGATAAATAATTATTGTATAAATCGATGTGTTTATACTCAAAAGTAATATCTAGGTTCGGATTATTCATAAAACATTCAATTTGGAAATGTAAATCAGTGCCGGCGCCGGAAACCGCAGAACTATTATTTGACCATTGTTTCTTTATTTCTTCGGCAGTTAGACCCCAATATTTGTGACCTTCTTTCCAGTTCTTTCCCTTCATCATATTCTGAATTATTAAATTAGCGTTAAAAACTGGAAAATGTGAATGATTCCATGTTGTTACAGATGTATATTTGTTTTCTGGGTCATTAGTAATTACGTATTTATGGTCTTCTTCAAAGAATTTGATGTATTGATCGCGGTCATGACTATTTCTAGTTGAGAGTACTGGGTGTAAAGTTTGCTTCATGATAATTATATGTATATACTTCTAATTATTATGATTAATTTTTAATCAATTTTATTATTTATTTTATATTTCAATAATTTTGTCTTTTAACATTTTAACTTCTTTCTTTAATTCCTGTATTTCCTTTATTAAAATACCGATTAATCCAGTATAATTGACACTTTGTAAATTTTCTCCGTCTTTCTCTCCATTTACTAAAAATGAATACTCTTCTTGTAGTTCATGGGCGATTAAACCAATATCTTGTTTTCCTAATTGGATATTATTATAAGTAACGGGTCTCAAATTATCAACAGTAAATGTTTCGTCAAGAGTAACTACATCTTTTTTAATTCGATAATCTGAAGTATTATTATAAGTTATTGCGTTAACATTTCCACTTACATCCAATGCGTAACCATTTCCTGGAGTATATTTATTAATTCCAACATAAGATCCTGGTATATAAATGTTTTCTGTTGCAGTTCCCAAAACTATTTGATTTGAAGCATCTATAATTGATTGGTAACCAATTGCAGTTGAATTATTATAAACTGTTGAAGATGAAGCAACATTTGTAAAATTACCCAAAAAGGTATTTGAATTGGAATTTCCAGATAAATCGGTACCAGTGGAATTACCAAGACCAATATTATTTATACCTACAGTATTAAACAAAAGTGAATTTTGACCTATTGCTATATTGGAAACACCTGTTGTATTACTATAAAGTGCTGCTGAATTAATTGCTATATTTGAAGCGCCAGTTGTGTTATATAGAAGTGCTTGTAAACCTATTGCTACATTAGTTGAACCACTTGAATTATTTTGTAATGAACTTCCACCAACCGCTACATTATTTGTACCTGTTATATTAGTACGAAGTGAATTAGTTCCAAGTGCTATATTATTATTACCTGATGTATTTGAATACATTGATGTAGTACCAATTGCTACGTTTGATGTTCCATTTGTGTTATTATAAAGTGTTTCATATCCAATCCCTACATTGTATATTCCAGTTGTATTATTATACAGTGATGTTGGACCAATTGCTACATTTCCACTTCCAGTAGTATTTAAAGTAAACGAATTATTTCCAACAATTGTATTAGTATTATTATTTCCTCCACCTAAACCAACTCTTACACCATTTATGTAAGAATCAGCACTTGTAAATAAGTTTCCAGACACATCTAATGCGCCATTAACACCTGTTTTACCAATACCAACATTATTTGTAATTGTTGATGGGTATAAATTATTTCCTGATAAAGTCCAATAAGATAATCCTGTAGGACCTTGAGCACCTGTTACTCCTATTGATCCTTGAGCACCTGTTACTCCTATTGATCCTTGCGCACCTGTTACTCCTTGTAATCCTGTAGAACCTTGCGCACCTGTTACTCCTTGAGGACCACCTGAAGGACCTGTTGCGCCTTGAGGACCTGTTGCGCCTTGAGGACCTTGTCCTCCTGAACCACTTCCACTTGAAAATAAAGGTCTTGAATATGACATTATATATAATAAAATAATAAATTTATATTATAATATCTTAAATATATTCACAATATATAATATATGAGTTTTGATTTGAACATTGATAATTATACAAAACAAGAATTAATTTCATTATTTGATTTACCACCAAATTATAACAATAGTATTCTTGAAATGAAGGAATCAAAATTGAGAGAAAATATTATGAAAAACACAGAAATAAATAAAGATACACAAATAAAAACAATTAATTTTTTGGTAAAAGCAAAAACAATATTATTAAACAATTATTCAGGAGTTAAACAAGAAAAGAATACAGCGTTACAAGAAAAAATAATGGATTTTTATAATTCCAGTTATGAATTAAAGGCGACTAAATTGGAAGACCCTGAGGAACATATGGTACAAGTAAGACCTGAAAAACCATATTTATCATCATTTCCAAGTGAGTTTTTCCCAGGTATAATCAATCCTTTGAAAAAGCGCACTATAAAGAAAAACTTGAATATTGATACTAGATTTAGAGAGAATTATTTTTCATCACCTTCTACTAATTTTAATTTTGCATTGCCCATAAATTTCGACAATGTTTTACAAATGCAATTAACATCATTAGAGTTACCGACAACATATTATAATGTTTCAAAACAATATGGTAATAATTTTTTTTCAATAACTGTAAACTCATCAACAAGTGTAGTGACTATTCCAGACGGCAATTACACATATGATGGCATCGTAAATATTATTAATAACCAATTAACACTTTTAGGCGCACCATTTACCGAGGTAACATTTTTATTAAACATAAATAATAATTCTGGTAGTGGGCAAATGATGGTGGGTCCTATCCCTGCTTCAACAATCACAAATTTATCACTTGATTTTCAAGCAGATAGATTCGGAGTAGATGACCGAAATACACCGCTACCATTAAAATTCGGTTGGTTACTGGGTTTCAGAAATGGTATTTATGAAAATAATCTAAATTATGTATCTGAAGGTGTTGTTGATGTTACGGGACCAAGATATGTTTATTTAGTTGTCGATGATCATAATAATAATGTGAATAATGGATTTTACAGTGCATTCAATTCATCTCTTTTAAATAATAATATTTTGGCTCGTATATCATTACAATCCAATTTTTTTAATGTTCAAATATCAAATAATTTAAGTATAGTGACAAATCCGAGAGAATATTTTGGTCCAGTAAATATACAAAATATTAATGTTCAATTATTGGATGAATATGGACGAGTTATTGATTTAAATAATATGGATTATAGTTTCTGTCTTACATTAATAACTGCTTATGATGTTTAAAGTATTAACGATTGTTAAATTATAGTATACTTTACAATATTTAAAGTTTTAAATAATATTATTAATAAAAATTTAATAATATTATAATATTTTATAAATGTCATCAAGACCATTTAAACCATATATGGGAAAAAATACATTTGGTGTATTTAAAGAATCTCAAGATGCTGGACAATATATACTCAATAAAAAAGCAACTACTACTTTTTGTAGTCCAAATGTATGTGTTCCCAGTAGAATAGTATTGAATCAAAGTAATAGACTCTTATTAAGAAAAGCAAATAAGATTTATTTTGGTATTTGCCAAAATCCTTATAATACATCAAATTTGAATATTAATTTGGTAACAAAATTGGATTTATCTGGTGTTCCTGTTATTCAACAGAATGACCCTTACGCTGTTCCTGCTGAACTAGATGTTACATCTATACCATATTTGGATTACACAATTGACCCAAGTGGTAATTTATTTGGAAATACAATTTGTGGAACAGATAATTACCAAAATTATTTAAAATTTAATCCGCCACCGTATTAGTATGAACAATATATAAAACACGCAAATACAACAGTTATTAATGTAGTAGAAGTAACACGAATAATTAAATTTGTAACAGCATTTTTATTATTTTTATTATTTTTATTATTTTCAGTATTTTCATTATTTATAATATTTTTATCAACGATATCAATATTAAAACTATTAATATTCTTTTTTACCAAAGGAAGTGGACGCATATCAATATCAAATTTCATATTCTCAATATCAACATAGTTTCCCCAACCATTTCCTATATAACATGGTTCAAACTGTCTAATTATTTTACTCATTTTATTTTTAATACTTATATTATACTTATATTATACTCATAAAATTTTAATATGATTATAATTCAATTTTAATTTTATAATATTAATAAAATATTTTATTTTTTTACACCCATTTTTACTAGCATTTTTTTTGCTTTATTAGAAACAGTTCTATATTTTTGCCCTTTTGAACTATATTGACGAGCTCTAATATATGCTGAATATAAACCTTTTGTACTGACTTTACAAGTATTTTTCTTACAAATGGGGAACGATTTTTGTGTTCCTAAAAAGCACTTTGATCCGCATTTTTTAAGCATAACACTTCTTTGATGATATCCTGGTTTTTCATTTTTCCATCCTTTGGTAACAGAACCTCTATTTTTACGCGTTTTAGACATATTATTATAAATTAAGGTTAGAATATATTTTTTAATTATATAAATATAATATTATGAGTTTAATTGATGAAGATAGTGATGAAAAATCATTTTCTGAAGAAAATGAACAACAACAAATTATGAAACAATTAGAAGAATATAAAAATATAACTAAATTAATGGATAAACAATTATCATCTAAAGAGCAACAAATAAGAGAATTAGCGAATGAATTAAGAAATTCAGAAATGCGACAACAACAGAGAGATATTGAAATGCCATTATCTCCTACAAAAGTTGTAACAGCAGAAACAACTGAAGAAATAAAAAAAGCGGGTGAAGTTGCGGCACAATTTATTAGAGAAAATGAAGAACAAACATCTAATGACGGAAGTAATACAGATATATCAGGAAATAATACAGTAGGTATGTATAAAAATGACGCCCAAAAAAATACAAATGAATTATTTATTTATAGAAAATATACTTATCAAGAAATTGAAGAAAAAATAAAAAAAAACTATTTTGAAGATAATCAAAAATATTCAAGTGCGTTAGATATAGTTGCGACTTATTTAAAAGGGCAAAAACTTATTTATATGGAGTCAAAGACACATTGTGAAAGTAGATTAAATAAGTTGATGTTACCAGCAATATTTTTATCCGCTTTAGCTACAATTATATCTTCAATTATGAATAATTATATATGGGGTCCTTATTTAATGGCTGCTTTAAATGGAGTTATATCCTTTTTATTAGCGGTTGTAAATTATTTAAAATTAGATGCTACTGCTGAAGCGCATAAAATATCGTCTCATCAGTATGATAAATTACAAACATCAATAGAGTTTTTATCAGGTACTACATTATTATTTAACAAAGATAGCGCTGCTATTCAAACTAAATTAGATGAGGTCGAGAAAAAAATAAGTGAAATAAAGGAGAGTAATCAGTTTATAATCCCAAAAGATATAAGAAGGATGTATCCAATTACTTACAATACAAATGTGTTTTTAATAATAAAAAAAATTGAGGATATTAAAAAGCGTAAAATAAATTACATTACCGATATAAAAAATCAACGTAATTATTTAATAGCAGTTTCAAAAAAAAATAAAAATAAACAAAGAAGTACATCTATTCGCGATTTAGAAAAAGAAATTAACAAATTAAATGAACTATCTAGAGCAGAAATTAATAATTTATTAGTTTTAAAATCGGCGTATTCAATTATTGACGAGATGTTTGCCAAAGAAATGGAAAATGCTGATATATTAAAACAAATGACAATTCGTAAATGGTTATTTTGTGGATTTGGATTAAAAGAAAAAATAGTTGATCCGAAAAAACTTAGTACATTTATTGAGGATGTAATGGATCCATATGGAAGACAAGATAAAAAAAATGCTGAAGAATTAGTTAAAAAAGAAGAATTAGAGAGAAAAAAGGAAAAAGAGAAAAAAGAAAGGGAACTTAAGATAGAAAAGGAAGACGAAAAATTTAAAAAGGTATGGTTAGAAATTAAGAAAACAAAAGATTTATTAAAGGATAATATTGATTTAACAGAAGAATTATATCAAAAACTAGAGGCAGGCGAATTTAATAAAGAAAAGGATATTGATCAGGTATTTACGCTAAAAAAAATACCTAATTTTTTTAAATTATTTGGAATGGAAAGGAAAGATCATGATATAGAATATATAAAAATGGCTTCAAATACAATACGCGAAAATGATTCAGATAATGATGATAAAGGAAGTATGAATAATGATTCAGAACATGCATTTATGGATTTAGATATACAAAGTTGTAATGATAATAATATAGAATTAATATTAAAATCTTATACTAGTATGAAAAATAATGGTGACAGTAGTATTAATAATAACAGTAATAATAACAATAATAATAACAGTAATAATAATAATAATAATAACAGCAATAATAATAACAATAATAGTAATAATAATAAATAATTTATTAATAAATATAAATGAGAAATATAATAAATAAAAATACTATTTTAAAAAAACATAAATCTAAGTTAATTAATAAAAATAATAATGATTGCAATGTTTCTAACAATGATGTTTGTTTTTCTACTGATAATAATAACAATAATAATAATAATACTAATAATGAATATGAATATGAATGTCTTATTTGTTTAGAGGTAAAAAATAATAATGAAACTACTGTAAAATTAAACGATTTAGAAGTTTGTGAAAAGCGTTGTGAATGTAATGGTTGGATTCATAAAAGTTGTTTAAATAAATGGTTTATATTTAGATTTATTTGTCCAATTTGTAGAAATCAAATTGGTAGTTTTACTCCTACTTATCAAATAAACCAAATTAATAATTTTAATCATACTCAAATACATATACAAAGACGACCTACAAGAAATAATTTTTTTCTTATCTTTTTTTCAGTGTTATTCATATATTGGTTATATTTTTTAGAATAAATATTGTACATAATAATTATGTAAAATATTTATTTTCCGACTTGCCTGAATCGAACAGGCGACAATTTGATTACTTTTTCACATCTACAGTCAAACGCTCTACCAACTGAGCTAAAGTCGGGCGGTTAATTATTGCTTAACATATTATATATATATATGTCTTTAAATAGGTTTCAAATACTTATTATATTTTCTTAATTTTTTTTAAATTTATTAGTTATTTTTATAATATTTAATTGAATTTCATCATGCGTAAATTATTTTTACTAGGAGCGATAGTTTGATTATTAATAATATTACTACTATTACCATTATTATTACTTTCAAATAACAATTTTGTTGATTTTATTTGTGCGATTCGTCTTCTCTCACGAATAATTTTTATACGCTCTTCTAAAACCATTTTATTGTATTCTTCAATGGTCTGTGGTACTTTAACTTCTTCCACAAAATCCGCATTCGGGTCCTTATAATTCTTAAAATATTTATTGTAAATATGACTGTTTTTTACTTGCGGATCTAGTGGTTTTCCTTTTATTTGTTTTGTTGTTTGTTGTTGATAATTTTCTTCTTCATAATATGGTTCTTGCTGTTGATTATCATTTGTTGTCGTCATATATTGTAATACACCATTTTTATTTACGACTAAATTTAATGAATTTAAAATATCATCATAACTGAACTTCTTTTTTGTTGATTTAACCTGTGTATTTGCCGTTTCCCAGTAATTCATATCAAATTGGTCTTGATTATTTAAATCATTTATTTCAGTAAAATTAAGATTCATATTTATAATAACATATTTTATTACTTATTAATTTACATATTAATTTTTACATATTGTATAAAAAATAATATGCTTTTAATATAAATATGCTAAATACCTATATAAAAAATAGAGGATCAACTAAAACTATAATTCATAATAATAATAATAATGCTGTTAATCAACTAGAATGGGATGCGGATTATGATGGAAACGTAGCGAATATATCAGTTGATTTAGTTAATAATGGTAAGGTTGGACACTATGATGTTAAATTAGATAATGATGATTTAGCGAAGATTTTAAATATTAATAGTATTAAAACTCCGATACATAAAAGATTACAGAATGATTTTAAAAAGAAGCGTTTTCATCATGATCCTAGTGTATACAATATTTATCTTGATGATTTTAAATCACCTGCTTTAAGAAATATAGAACCTATTTACATTAATAAAGAACCTGAATCAGTTTCTCTCAATAATCTTATTAGTAAATATAATCCTACAATTTCACTTGAAAAACCTGAAACAATTGAAGACCAATTATTACAAATTGCTGCGCCAAATAATAGTCATTTTTCTAGTCCACTTACCGATGAAGAATTAATTATACCTTTGACAATTAATAAAGATTCAAAATCATTAGATAAACATAAAACACATCGTGTTTATAAACACCATATTAATAGTACTGCTAAGGGTCTTAAAAAAACTAAGTCTAAACGTAAAACTAGAGGTAAAACTCATCGAAAATCCCGCAAAATTGGCGAAAAATTAAGATCATTATTAAATATTTAACTTTTAGCATAGTAAAAGAAAAAGGTATAAAATAACTAATACTTTTTATACTAATATAGTATAATGTCATTTAGAAAATATGGCGGAACACAATATTCTGCTATTCACAATATTGTAAAAAGTAATGTTAATACTACAAGTAAATTTTATGTTACCCAAAACATTGGACAACCAAATACTTATATTAATTTTGAAAGTGATATTAGTGGAAATATTATTATTTATGGTGATTTAGATATTAGTGGAAATGTAGATATTAATGGAAATGTTAATGCAACAAGTTATAATTCTAGTTCAGATTATCGAATTAAAAAAGATGTAGTTTCTCTTGATGAAAAATTTACAGTGGATAATTTAAAACCTGTTACTTATAATAATATCCAATTAGGAAAACAAGATATAGGTTTAATAGCGCATGAATTACAAGAAGTGTATCCATTTTTAGTAAATGGAGAGAAAGACGGAGAAAATCTACAAAGTGTTAATTACACAGGATTAATCGGTATTTTAATAAAAGAAATACAAGAATTGAAAGAACGAGTAAAAAAATTGGAAGAAAAATAAAGCAATTATTATTTTCTCTAACACTATTTTTGCTCAATCTTTCTATGCTTCGCAAAAATTTCGTAAAAAAGTGGATAAGATAAAATTGATTTAAAAAATCATATTAAATATATAGATATAAGTATATATAATGGAACTTTCAAAAGAACAACAAATAGCATTTGATAAATATGTTCAAGGGCATAACATATTTATTACAGGTCCTGGTGGTTCAGGAAAATCCGCATTAATCCGATTAATTAATGAAGATGCATATAAAAAATTTAAGGATGTTCACGTAACAGCGCTTACAGGTTGTGCGTCTATTCTTTTAAATTGTAAAGCAAAAACATTACATTCGTGGGCTGGTATTGGATTGGGAAATGGTACAATTGAGCAACTCGTAACAAAAATTAAAAAGAATAAATTTGCGAAAGCATTATGGAGAGGTACAGATATTTTAGTAGTAGATGAAGTAAGTATGCTTTCATTAAAATTATTCGATGTTTTGAATGCAATCGGTAAAGCAGTGCGAAATAATCCAAAACCATTTGGTGGTATACAACTCATATTTTCAGGTGATTTCTTCCAATTGCCACCTGTTGGTGATAAAGATGAACCTGATACACAGCGTTTTTGCTTTGAAAGTGAAGAATGGAATATTGTATTTAAACCCAGTTGTCAAATACAATTAGTAAAAATCTTCAGACAAACTGATGAAACATATTCAACAATCTTAAATCAAATAAGGGAGGGTAAAATTAAACGTAAATCAAATGATTTATTACTAGAATATGTAGGGCGTCCTTTTGACTCAAAATTAATTGCCGAACCTACAAAATTATATCCAACTAAAAATAAGGTAGAACAAATTAATGTTTCAAAAATGTCTTCTTTAACTGGTGAAGAAAGAGAATATAAATTAAAATATATAAAAGATTTGGAAATGACAAAAACCGATAAATTAAAGCGTCTTGAATTTACAGATAAAGATATACAAGTTGAATTAGATTTTCTAGCAGGCAATTTAATGTGTGATAAGGAAATGAAAGTAAAAATTGGTTCGCAAGTTATGTGTGTTATTAATATAAAATCTGAATCAGGTGATGTTCTTATTTGTAATGGAAGTCAAGGTATTATTCAAGGTTATTGTGAAATAACAGGTTCGCCAAAAGTTAAATATAATAATGGTATTGAAATGACAATGGTGCGACATATTTGGGAGAGTGATAAAATACCTGGTATTGGTGTTTCTCAAATCCCTCTTATATTATCATGGGCTTTAACAATTCATAAGTCACAAGGTGCTACATTAGATGCGGCAGAAATTGATGTCGGAAGTGGAATATTTGAATGCGGTCAAACTTATGTAGCGCTGTCAAGAGTAAAAAGTTTGGATGGTTTATATTTAACATCATTTGACGCAAAAAGAATACGCATTAATAAAAAAGTTAAAGAATTTTATGATAATTTAACTGTAAATCAAGTAGAAAATACTGGAATAGCGGTGTATGCTGACACGGTTGAAACAGTTGTTGAAGCAGTTGCTGAAGCAGTAGCAATACCAGTTGCTACACCTGTAGCGAAAACTACTAGTTTATCTAATACTACAAGTTCAAACCCTTTTGAGATCTATCGGTATGTAGAACCTAATATACGTGTTATAAAATTAAAACCTAGCAATTCTGAGTTGGAAAAAATCGAATTAGAAAAAAAACTTTCCGAAATTGGTATTTTATAAATTTAAAAATAGTTTTTAACATTTTACAAAAAAATTGAAATAAAAATACTTTTTTTATTCAAGTGTATAACTATATTTCTAAACCTTACACAGTTTTTATTATTACAAGAAAAATGGAATGCATTAATAATACCCAAGATACTGAATTCGTCAATAAGCGAGATGTCGATTTGAATAATGTCAGCATTTATCGTTATAAATTTACCGATGAATTCACTCAAGAATTGTACAAGTTTTCAAAGATTCACCAATATGACCACAGAAAGGATTTCAAGGAAGCGTGGAATATTTGGATCGAAGAAAACGGAAATTTGGTAGATGATGAAGTCAGACGTTTGACCAATTTGGGTTACAATGGCGACATATTAGATAAGATGTTTAAGAGTGCTCGATATTATTTTAGAAAGAAGAATAACGAGCAGAAAGAACCTCAAAAGAGGCGTGATTATATTGGCGTTCAGAAGGATTTACTTGACTCTATGGATGATCATATTATTAGCAATATTAACAATAGAGACTATAAACCATCTGAAGGATTCACGCTATTTTGCAAAGATAAGTTGGAAATCTTAAAAGCAGAGGTATTGCGATTATGTAAATCAGGTTTTACAGATCACAATGAAATTAAGGATAAAATCAAAAAAACCTATAAAAATCGATATTTTATTTTAGTAAATAAATAAATATTTTCAATTGTTTATGTAATAAACAAATTTTATAATTTATATTAATAAATGGATCAAAGTATTAATATAAGTTTAATAAATAATCAAATAACAAATAAGAGAAGGCAAGTCAATAATATAGACGATGATTATGAAAATCAAACAAAAATAACAGTCTATGACTTTTTTTCCATAAATGAAATTAAAATTGGTGAAATACTTACAAAAATACCTTATTATAAAAATTATTATGATATATTTCTAGATTATGATTTTATAGATATTGGCAAAATAGGCGAAAAAGTAATAGAAAATGTGGATTTAGATACAAAATATAAGGACAATAAATATATTATTTTTAATTATAATGATGAAAAACGCATTGGATTTCGCAATTTTTTATTTAATATATCATTTGGCAAAAAACAATTTATATTTAATATTTTAAACACATATACCATTTTACTTGAAAGTTTATCAAAATTAAATGAAATTGGCATCTGTTTTTTTGCGTTAAGTTCTGAAAATATTGTATTTTCACCGGATTCTAGACCTTTTTTAAAAAATTTTCAATGTAGTTTAAATAATTCTTATCTAGATACGTCATATATACATAATATGATCAAAAATATTGATAATTATACTTATAAACCACTTGAAATACACGTTTTATTCTATTTAATAATGAATGATGAGAAAACATTATCATTATCATTTATAGAAATTATTTGCAGTAATTATGTAAAAACAATGGATGTACTATCACTTTTCTCTCAAAACTACATAGAATCTTATGAAAAGTCTTGTATTGAAACTTTGAAAAAGTATATTAATAAACCAAAACAGGCGATTATTGCGGATATTTTAAATTATAGTCAATATTGGGACAATTATAGTTTAAGTATATTATATTTACATATTATTGGTAATATTTCCAAATGTTTCTCTCTTAAGGGGACTTTCATGAATAAATTTACATTGTTATTAATTAAAAACGTTCATCCAAATCCTTTGAAGAGAGAAACAATACAAGAGACTAGAGAAAACTATGATAAACTCTTTGAAAATGCGGATTGGACTTTTATAAATGATTTTTCTAATGAAAAAATGAAAAAATTGTATGATTTGTTGTTAAGTTAAAAATATTGTTAATATAATATATAAATATAATAACAATAAATTGTTCTACTCGACAAAATGTGAAAAAAAATATGCCCAACCATCGCATATTTTCGTCGCACCCAATCCATTCATATACCACTAAATGGCGCGTCCGTTCGATTATTAAAAGATTTGATATGCCGTTTTTAAACCCGCACTGGTTAGCATTATACCTCAGGTGTGCTTTTTGCCTTAAGCAGACCGTCCTTGGTTTTTGACTCAAATGACCCCATTTAAATGGCGATTTTCTCACATTGGTATTGTCAAAATTTTTTGGTAATTATTTTTATAAATTTTAAATGAAGTATTATTTTTAATATTATTTTTTCAATATTATGCTAATTATCATTTGTATTTATTATAATAATTTAAATAAAAGTCGCCCATTGTCCCCGTTTTATTTAATAGTCAAACACCACTATATTTTATAGCAGCGCCTATTAAAGTTAATAATAATTGCCCATTGTCCCCATGATATGTGCCCCTCCAAGCGCAAGCGACTGTTCACCTACGGTTTACGCACATATCCGTCGCACCCCACCAATTTATTCTTTCGGTGCGTCCGTCGTTTTTTATATTTTTAATTATCATATGTCTCATCATACTCGAGACCAACTAATATCTCACCTTCCTCCAATTCATACTTACCTGCTAGAAATAATCTTGCTCTTTCAATGTGAAGACGTCTAACGCGGTTCTTCTCATCATCTAATTCTATTCTCATAAAATCTGCTGCAGTAGGTATTATGTTATTTGTTGTCATTGTCAAATTATTTTGCATTCTGTTACTAGTATTTATATCTTTTACTTTTTTAAGAAAATTAAATTCATTTTTTTTATTTTTTTATAAAAAAATTGAAAACTTAAAAAATATAAAATAAATAAAATATAAAAATAACAGCATATTATAAATAATGAACCCTTTACAAGTAATTTTATTGTTTACATTATTTTCAAATTTAGCGTCCGCAACTTTCAACCAACTGGCGTTCAGTGGTGGTGGAGCATTTGGTGCGGTTGAAATTGGTATCTTAAAAAGAATCAATGAACTTAACCCCAAAAAATACGATATGTATACCGGAATTTCAGCAGGTGGTTTGAACGCTGGTTTTTTGTCTTTTTACAATGACTTAAGTATTGGTATTAAACGTGCCGAAACATTATATTCTACTATGCGTAATTTTAAGGTGTACAGATTATTGCCTGAAACTGGTGTCTCTTTATTAAATACTGAACCATTATTTGACACACTGTCAACTGTCATAAATAAAATGCCCAATAAACCTGTAGTAAAAACACTGATTGGTGCAACCAATTTATATACGGGTAAACTAGACGTCTTTCAATTTGACACCAAGACCATAGCAGATCAGGTCAAAATATTGATGTCTACATCGGCAATTCCTGTGGTATTTCCACCAATAAGTTATAATAATTACATGTATGCGGATGGTGGCACATTAAGTAATGAATTGCTTGATATAATACATGTAAATGATTATTTGAACATTACTTATATTACACCTGGCAATCAATTGGAAGAAGATGATACACCAATAACATCGATAAAAGATATGATTATTAGATCATTTCAAATAATAATAAGTAATTACAATAATCCCTATTCAACGTTAAATCAAGCGTGCGATAAACCTTATGGAGAAATTAATAATTATTTTGTGGATTCTAAATATTTTGATGATTATAGTATGTTAAATTTTGACGATGGACAAGAATTGATCGATATTGGTTACAAGTACATGAGTCATAAAAAAATTAAGTTATGTTAATATAAAATTATTGTGTTTAAATTTTTATATTAACTTTAAAAAAACAGGCCGCTCTTGCGGGTCTTTCGACTCTTTCTCTTCTTGGGGCAAGGACAGCATTTTTTGGACTTCATATTGTTCATTTTACCCATTTTCATAGATTTATTCGCATTTTTACTGCTACCCATTTCACCCTTACGTCTACTCGCCTCTTTTAATGCATCCTTAAATTGAAAATTCTTATTTTTCTTCTTATTTTCCCAGTAAATTTTCTTTACAAAATCGTTCCAAGCACTCATTATACTATTAATTGAGATAAAAAGTATTTAATAATTTATATTCTAATAATTTTATAAACGAAATAAAATTGAATTATTTTTCAATATTTTTATTATTATTATTAAAAAGACAACAACTTTATGACAATTATAAATTCTATATTTGAAAATAACCACTATTTAAGCGCAAAAATGAGTAGTGAAATTCAATTTACAAGATACCTTTATGAGAAGGATGAGGTAAAATTATCACTTATTATGTGTATCCTAAATAAAAAGGAGTCGGAATCCGAATTTTGGGCGTATGAATTGTATTATTCCGGGTTTAAATTAGAACTAATCGACTTATTTTGGTCCTTATATTACGACTTTTATTATACAATGAATCCTTCATTTGAAAAATACTTGCAATCCAAGTTGAAAAATCACCTGGAATTGGATGTAGATTCAGAGAATTATATATCTATGATTGTGAATAACTTTATGATAAGACCGCATAATATGGATATTTTCATATTAAAACAGATTGTAAATATTTGCGATTTTGATAAAACAGATATTCAACAATATATTATTACTGGTAATTTTGAAATTATGCGCCAAGAATTACTTACCGCATTGCGAAGTAAAGATTTTATGACATTAGCGTCGCTAATTTTAACAGATATAAAGGATAAGGATATTATGGATACATTTAAAACTATATTGGATTATTTTGTTAATACTATGAAACTGAAAATTAATAGTGAAAAAAATGTTCTTGAATACGAGAAATATTTAGTTAATAATTATCAACAAAGTAATAAAAGGGTTATTGTATTAGCGAGAACACTACATTATTTTGTATTATTAAATAATTCAAAAATGGGTAAAAATATTTATGTACATATTGAACCGGAAGAAGTAGTATTATATAAAACAATCAACGCTGATTTAAAAGAGAAGGATAAACGAACTATTTTGCCTGCGCGTAAAATCCTGCCTTTGGCGAAAGTTTACACAATAGACAGCAATAATTATCTTTCATTATTTGAATTGAAGAGAGAAAAACAAGATATAAAAGGTGCGTATTATTATAAATGGCTTTATTATGCGTCATTTTCGCCATTATGGAAGTCTAGAATTATAAAATATAATGGTTTCATTAATGAAACCGAAAAATCAGTATCGTTTGAAGATGATGATATTGAAATGTTTTATCGTGAATATGGTTATGAACCAGATGAACAATCTCTAGCGGTAGAAAATACAACAATACAAGATATTCGTAAGGAGCGAACATGGTTGTCGTTTTACAATGAACATAAAAATAATGGTATTGTTGAAATTGAAGAAGATATTTTAAATGATATGGATAAGATAGCGTATAAATTTTGAAAAATTACATAATTATATAAATAAATATATTTTACTTATATAAATGACAAAGATAAATGTACCAAGAAGATATTTGCCTTCATTAAATAAAATAAAAGATATGCAAAAACAAGTAAAAATGCTAATGAAATCTAGAAAACAATACAAAAAGGGGAAATTTTTTACTCGAAAAAATATTAAATCTTATACTAGTAAACCATCAAAACACATAACAAACGCCCAAAAAATATACAATATTAGAAATATTACTCCAAATAAGGAGTTAGCGCGCAAAACTGGTTGTTCTTTATCGGCATTAAAACAAATTGTACGAAAGGGAGAAGGTGCGTATTATTCGTCGGGTTCTCGCCCCAATCAAACACCTCAATCATGGGGTTTAGCGCGGTTAGCAAGTTCAATTACGGCAGGTAAATCTGCTGCGGTTGATTATAATATTTTAGAAAAAGGTTGTAATCACAATAAAAAGGCGTTCCTTTTGGCAAAAAAATCAAGAAGAAAGTATAAATATGGTCATTCAAAAACACGAAAGACTGAGGTAAAAATACTGTAGATTATAAAAAATAAAATTGAATTACTTTTTATAATTTTAAAAAATATATACTGAACATAAAACACATATACGCTATACCATTATCAAAAATGATGAATATTTTACTAGTTCTATTAGGGTGTAATATTTCATATTTATTGCAAGATAGAATTAGTACAGCAGTACAATTTGCCGGAAATTTTAATAAGACAAATGTGAAATGGTTTTTAAGTGGTGGAATAAAAAATCCATTAGAAGATAAAATAACAGAAGCGGAAAAAATGGCGCAAAAAATTGTGGAGTCAGAATATATATATTCTCACAAATTATCAGGTAATAAATGGGATTATATTTATGATACAGAAGCAACAAATACAGCAGAAAATTTTATTATGGTGAAAAAATATTTGGAAGAAACAACAATAGAGTACTCAGAAATAGTTGTAGTAACATCAGATTTTCATTATAATCGAGCAAGTAAAATAGCGGAAAAAATCATTGATAAGGATATTAGTTGGGTTTTATCTGATGCTGAACTAGACGATTCAAGATATTGGGAAAATATACATATTAAAAATGTGGATGATGATGTAAATAAAGCAAAAAAAAAATTCATAATATAAAATAAAATTGAAATGAATATAATTACATAAGTAAAATGTATAATAACAAGAAAGAAAATGGTTAAAAACGCTGGTGGAAATAAGACTAAAGGTCAAGCTCGTAAGTTTGCTTCAGGAGGAGGTAAAAATGATAAATTGCGCCTTTCTGAAGATGTATGTGAAGTATATGCTATGGTTGAAAAACTATTAGGTAATGGAATGTGTCATGTTTTGTGTCATGATGGTATAACAAGATTGTGTCATATAAGAGGTAAATTTAGAGGACGTGGTAAAAGAGATAATACATTGGAAAATGGTACATGGATATTAGTTGGTTTAAGAGAATGGGATCTCGAAAAAAAGGATGAAACTAAAATGCAAAACTGCGACTTATTAGAGGTTTATCAAGATAGAGATAGGACCGAACTTAAGACTACGGTAAAGAATGTTAAATGGCGATTATTTACTAAAAATGAGGATGATATTAATAATATGAATGACGATGACGCTGATTTGGATGATGAATTTGTTGGGTTTACTTTTGCTGAAAATAAGAATGAGGAAATCGAGAAACTTATTGCTGCCGAACTAGCGAGTAAAGGTGAAGTAACTAATATTGTTATGGATAATAATAATTTGATTGATGCTGATGATATTTAAAATAGTAATTAAGTATAAAGATTTAATAATTATAATTAATTAAATTGTAGGTAAGAATTGCGACCTCCTATAAATATATATAAAACAGTTTTTTTATTTTAAAAGGAAAACTAAACTAAACGTTTGCTGTAAGGAGATAAATATAAATGTTATAAATCTTTAAATCATTATTGTAAAATAACATAATTAATACAATTTAAATACAAATTATTATAACAATATATAAATATCATACTATATTTAAGTATAATGACCAATATTTTCAAATCAAATTCTCGTTTCGCTGCTCTTTCGGAACCTTCAATTGAACCTGTAAAAAATGAGAAAAAACGTGATCTTAACACATTAACAGATGATAAACCTAAAAAAAATAGTTTTAAGTCAAATAATGAAAGACCGACGTATAATGAAAGACCGACGTATAATGAAAGACCGACGTATAATGAAAGCAATCTTTTTTCACAAAAGGTTGTTGATAAAGCACAACAACAGCGAAAGGATGATGAATTACAACGATCAATTAATGAAATACAAAAAACATTATCTATTGATAATTTTCCTGAACTAATAGTTACGAATAATACTTCTGAAAAACCAGTAATTAGTTTCGCAGAAAGGTTGAAACAAAAACAAAATATTACAGAAATGAATGTTGAAAAACCTGTTATTAGTTTCTCTGAAAAATTAAAACAAGTAGACCCTGTTATAGAAACACATAGTAAGCAAATACCGTATGGATGGGCTGTAATTAAACGTGATAATGTTACAAAAAAATCATATATTGAATATAATAAAGATTATGAAAGAGATATTAAAGCATCGGAACAAATAGAGAAGAAAATATGGCCTTTGAAGGTTCTAAATGCTTTAGTTGATTTATATGAAACAGAAAGAGACGAATATATTAATAAATGGGGTTATGACGCTTATGAGGAAAAGTATTTAGATCCGGATTATGATGATGAATATTTTGATAGACTAGATCAAGAGTACATTAGTGAAACTGAAGAAGAGGATGAAGAAGATTATGATGAAGAATATATGGATCAACAATATTGGAAAAATTAAATTAGTTAAAAAGTATAATGTATTATATGTTTATTTTATAATATATTATGCAAAATATAATGAATGATGAATTAAATGATGATTGGATAAACCAGTTTGAAGAAAGTGAAAAATTATATAAGGATTTTTATAAGGATAATGTGTATCATATTAATATTGATTTTATTTATATAAATAATGATAATGAGATTGAAAAAATTAAGCAAGATATTTTTTTAATGTCAGAGCATAATTCTATTAAAAGGGATGAATTAATTGGATTACTTAAAAGAAATTCAATTGATAATGATAAAAGATATTCATTATTGTCAATTTTAAAATACAATATAACGTTAGATGCTGATGATATTAAAAACTTTTTACTAACATCAGATTTATCAATATATAATAAAAAATTTTTAACTATTAATAAACATATTGATACCATAGTTTTTGAAAAAACTATAAATATGTTCCAGGATTTAAATCATTTATATTTTATTTTTTATGAAAAATCAAATGATATAACTAGACGCGACTTAAATAGCATAACAAAAAAAATTTATTTAGGTATAATTGCTAATAAAAAAACTATTAGAAAACAATATAAAGTCTAGATTCTATACTATATAATTAAAAATGGCAGCACTTATTAACGCACTTGATACTTATACTCCTAAACAAATTGGTGAAAATGGTCATCTTGAATATAGTTGGTCAAATGATATTAGAGAGAAAATTTTACAGTTTAGTTTTCAACTAGTTAGAACTAGTGATTCTTCCAATTTAAAAAATATATTAAAGGGTATGTTAACAGTTTTGAAGCACAGTTCTACTAGTACATCCATTGTGGAGAAGGAACTAGCGCGTGGATATTTATCTATGCTTTACAAAATGATTGGACATACTCGTGATATTATTGATGGAAAAGGTGAGTATGAATTGACTTATATGATGATTTATACTTGGTACGATTTTTATCCTGAATTTGCTAAATTTGCTCTAAAATGCTTGGTCGATTTGGGTGATAGAAATATTCATCAATATGGATCTTGGAAGGATATTAAGTATTTTTGTGATTACGTTAAGAGAGAAAATAAGTGTTCTTCTCATCCTTTAATTGATTACGCGATTAAACTTGTTAATAATCAAGTAAATAGAGATTATGAAAAAATGCTTATAGAATCTAATGAGATTTCTTTACTTGCTAAATGGGTTCCTAGAGAAAAATCGTCTTTTGGATGGTTATATCAGCAACTAGCGACAGATTATTTCGCTCATTTTTTAACAACTGCTAAAAATGAATTAGGTAAACAAAAAGCAATACTCAAATGTAAAACAGAGTATCGTAAGGTTTTATCTGCGTTAAATCGCAAAATCGACACCCTACAAATTAAACAATGTGGTCATCAGTGGTCTTCAATTGATTTTAACAAAGTAACATCTATTTCCATGACAAAACAAAAAAAGGCGTTTTTAAATATTAAAAATAATGGCGAGTCCAGGTTTCCAGATGTTAAAGATAGGGTTCAATGTGCAACAAATTTTAATAATCATGTTAAAAGCACTATTAATAACTGTATGGAAATTAAGGGTAAACGTATTTCTATGGCAGATTTTACAAAGCAAGCACTTAATTTGATTGCCGGAGTGAATAATCAAACTGAGAAGGATATTCTTAACTCGCAATGGCGTGACAACGCTACACAAACTGGCGCACTTGGTAAGATGATTGCGATGGTCGATGTCTCCGGTTCAATGGATGGCGATCCAATGAATGTAGCAATTGCGTTGGGACTACGTATTGCCGAGAAGTCTATTTTAGGTAAGCGCATAATGACTTTCAGTTCTAAACCATCTTGGGTTAAATTAGATGGATACGATGATTTTGTTTCCCAAGTAAAAGTTGTAAAAGATGCTGAATGGGGCATGAATACAAACTTTTACGCTTCACTAGATTTAATTTTGAATGCCATCGTTGAAAATAAGATGACGGTAGAAGATGTACAAGATATGGTTCTGGTTGTTTTATCTGATATGCAAATGGATAATGCGGATGATTCTAATAAACAAATCTTATATGAGATTATGAAATCAAAATATAGTGTTGCTGGGTTTAGAGTTCATGGTAAACCTTATAAACCACCTCATATTCTTTTCTGGAATTTGAGAAGCACAAATGGTTTTCCAAGTTTATCTAACCAACCGAATTGTTCTATGATGTCAGGATTTAGTCCGGCGTTATTGAATCTATTTTGTGATCAAGGTGTAGATGCTCTTCAATCGTGTACTCCTTGGTCTTTACTCGAGAGAAGTTTAGAAAATGATCGATATAAAATTTTGAGTGAAAAAATTGCCGAAATGTAAAATAATATTTATGTAAAATAAAAATATATAAAATATAACGTTAAATTAATGTTATATTTTAGAGATAAACTACCAGGTGGTAAGGACAAAATTAGAAGTGAAAAAATAAAAACTATTCAGTATTTTATGAAAAATAGGGAAGTTTTTAGATTAAAAGAAAACTATAATAGTGTTATTCCTTTACATGTGTATACTTGTTGGCATACTAAAGAGTTGCCTCCTTTAATGAAACAAAATTATGAAAAACTTATTTCCGATAATCCAAAAATGACATTTCATCTTTATGATGAAAATGACTGTAGAGAATTTATTAAAACACATTTTAAATCTGATGTATTAAATGCGTATGATTCTCTAATACCATGTTCATATAAATCAGATTTATGGAGATATTGTATTCTTTTTATAAATGGTGGAATTTATATAGATATTAAATTTGGTTGCGTAAATAATTTTAGACTTATTTCACTTACAGAACAAGAACATTTTGTAAGAGATCGCGACCCACCTGGCGGAACATTAACTGGATTATTAGTGTGTAAACCAGGTAATATCATTTTATTTAATTGTATTCGCCAAATTGTAAATAATGTTCAAACTAAATTTTATGGTGAAAATGCTTTGTGTCCAACTGGACCTAATTTACTTGGACTCTTTTTCTCAAAAAGAGAGAAAACATTAATGTCAATGTATTTTGAAAACGCTACCGCTAATGATAGAGATAATTTTTATATTGCTTTAAAACGAGTTTCTGGTAATGATATTATTATTTTAAAAATGTATGATGAATATAGAGACGAACAAAAAATATATCAAAAATATCCATATTACGCTAATTTATGGAATGAAAAAAGAATATACAAATAATTATTTAAGTAAACAAAACTTCTGGACTAATCATTATCCGCGCTGAAGACCTATTTCTCGCCATTTGATGAAATGCTCTATGCTCGCAATCTTCATATCGACCTTTTATATGTCCATAATCTCTATAAACCATTGTTCGTGATTTTTGTGCTTTGGCATGTGATTGGATATATTCTTTTGGAAATAAATCCGATCTGACTCTACCATCATAATATGTATCTAAAAATTTGCGTGTCTTATATATTGAGAATCCATTAAATGATGAAATACATGGTAAAAGTTGTCCTGGTTTTAAACTATTTAATAGTTTTGTAATATATTCTTTAATGATTCCATGATAATTATAATTATCATTAAAGTGATTATAACTAAAACAATATGGCCATATTGAAAGCGCCCAAATATCATAGTATGCAGGAGTTGTGTTAAAAGATAATCCATCCCAATCTTCTCTCTTCAGATATTTTCTAAGAGTATTTATATTTACTTCTTTACAGTTGACATCATCAAAGTCCATCATTATAAAAAATGGATAGAGTTCTTTATTTTTTCTTATAAAATTCAAACAGAAGTTACGCGCCAAAGCTATATTATGAGTTCTAAATTTACTCATAGGATTTGCGTTTACATATAATTTAAATTTTGGATTTTTATTTTGATACTCTTTTAGTATTTGTAATGTATTATCTGATGATTGATCGTAGTATATTAATATTGTATAATCATCAAAGAGAGAACCTATTTTTTCGATATTTTCCAAGACTTTATTTAAATACCCAGCACAATTTTTGACAGGACCGCAAATACAACAATTCATTATATATACCTTTTTATTTTTTTATTAGTATTTAAACTTGGATTATAATAGTTTATCCAATATTCTTCCTTTTCTTCTGCTTCTTTCTTTGATACGCAATTAGGTTCTTCTATAATTCTATATGACCAATTATTCCATCCTCCATTGTTTCTTATAATATTATACATCCGCATAGTATAACTTTTATTTGCTGAATTATTACTACATCTACGATGTACACTCATTCTACCTTTAATATCAGTCGAATATCCAATATAAATATCTGATATATTATCATCATTACAATATATCATATAAATTTTAGTACAACTATAATTCGGTGCCATTATGTTTAGTTAATAATTTTTTGTTATATTTTTTTCAATTTTAAATAAAAATATAATATATTATTATGAACAATATAAATAAGAAAATAAATAATGATTTGACATATATTAAAAAATCTGATATTCACGGATTAGGAGTTTTTGCTAAGAAAGATATTGTAAAAGGAACAAAAATATCTGATTATTATGGTAAAGAGATGAAGTGGAAAACATTTAAAAATAAATATGGTGATTATAAATCAAATTCGTTGAATACATATCCAATGCGTCGCATTTGGAAAATTATTGTGGCAAAGGAAGAACCATATAAAAGCAGGAATTTAACAAATTACATAAATGAAATTAGAGGTAAAGCCAATTGTGAACTAAAATTAAGAGCGTTATATGCTAAAAAAGACATTAAAAAAGGCACTGAATTATTACTTGAATATCCTGAAGATTATAACCGTTTTTGGTTATCAAATAAAACAAGAAAAAATAAAACAAGAAAAATAAAAAATTGATATAATTTTTAATGATAACAATATAATTATAACTAATAATTAAATGATTACGGTAGTAACAGGTAGATTTAATACAGACACATTAAGTTCAAACTATGAATATAGGAGAAAACATGGATTTAAATGTATTTATTGTTGTCCATTGGAATTATCTCCAAAAATTTTGTATGATTCTTCTGTATTTGTAATTGAAATGAATAATACAACAAATAAGATTGAAGGCATCGGATTAATTAAAAATAGACCTCAAACAAATAGGTATTACAAGGTCCATAATGATGGAAATACAAACCGATATATTTATATTGGTAATTACTTTATAGACAGAGAAACTCTCGAATCATATAACCCTCAAATGGTTTATATTTTGGAAATTATATTATTTAAAGGTAAAACACATTCAAAACGAGGGGCGGGGTTAACAATTATCCCTGAAAAAGTATTAAAGTTTGACATTTGTAAGGGTATAAATTTACAAAAAGATATTAGAACTATATTTATTAGTCAGTTTAGAGAAAAAATATCGCAATATAATGAAGTAAAAAGAAATGAAGAAAATAGAAATGAAGAAAATAGCGAAAATAATTTATATAAAAATGAATAGTGAAAATTTATAATTATAAATAATAATTTTTTATAATTAAAACTTTAAAACAAAATCTATATTAATCTTATGACATCTATAGACACAAATGTTTCAAATTATACTTTATCAGAATTAATGGCTATTGTGGAATTAAATGATCTTGATCCTAGTGAAATTACAGAAAAAACAAATAAACTAATTAATCGATTTAAGGATAAAAACCCCGAATTATCTGTTTTTTTTCTAGCAATACAAAGTGAACTTTTACAGTATGCTGATGGACTAAAAGATGATGATACAGGAGAATATAATGATGGTGAATATGGTGAAGATAATGAAGACGATACTGCTAGAAAAATAGTTGTTGAAGGGTTTGGTAATATGTCTAATGAAGCGATTTATCCTGCTGGAGAAAAACAGATAAGTAATTGGTATCAAAATGAAAATCTATCTCAAAGCGATACAAATCAAAACAATAAAATCACTGATAGAGTTCAAAAAGTGCAAACATTTGGTAATCAACATGCACCAATGAAGAGAGAACAATTAGGAGTAAATGATACATATCAAGTTTCTGTCAAACAAGATTCATTGAATCCAAATTTAAAAAACACGATTAATCGGTTTATCAATCTTGATAGTCAATTTAGACAATATACAAACGGTATTGATTCAACTTCTACAGATTATACATTAGACCTTTCAGACACATTAAAAGACGCTTTAAGTTTAAGAGTTTTTTCATACCAAATACCTTATTCTTGGTACACTATTGATACTGCTTATGGTAACACTTGTTTATGGATTAAAGATATAAGTAATAATGTTACAAATATAGTCGTTGTTTCAGTTACTCCCGGTAACTATAACGCTTCGCAATTTGTCAATGATTTGTCTAATAATTTTACTGCTGCTGGATTTTACAATTATCCATCAAATGGTCCAGTTTTATATAATTCTAATAGTGGTAAAATAACTCTTAACTTATTTGGAACTGATTTTTCTGGAAATAATATTGATAATAAACACGCATCTTTTAAAGTAAGTGAAACAACTCAAATCATTTTTTATGATTTTACAGGTGTTCTCCAATGTAGCAATGTATGTTTGAGCAAATCAAATCACTATTTTAATAACTCTCTTGGATGGATTATGGGGTTTCGCGTTCCTTATACATATATTGATCCATCCGGAAATACAGCACCTTGTATTTTAGATTTAAATGGACCCAAATATCTTATATTGGTTATTGATGATTATAATCAAAACCACGTTAATAATGGTCTCGTTTCCATTACACAATTTACAAGTAATTTAAAAATACCATCTTATTATTCACCTGATATACCGTATACTTGTTCAACACCTGAGCAACAAGGTAACAATCTACAAAGAATCGTTAATGAAGCAAACATTCAATCGATTTTTGACACACAAAATAGCACTACAAGCAATGGGTTATTAATCGCGGGCAAATACGAAGGAGACTATAATTCAACCCAAATTGTGTTACCGAGTGCTCCTAGAACATTAACTCAATCACAGATTTATACAATTAACGAAATTAATAAAAACAGAAATAACACAACTAATTATTTGTCAAAAGCACCTACAACATCTGATATTTTAGGTATTTTACCAATAAAAACTGCTGGGTTGAATACTGGTTCATTAATTGTTGAATTCAGTGGTTCAGTACAAGATAATAGTCGTACATATTTTGGTCCTGTAGATATTGACAGAATGTGTGTGAAATTAATGGACGATAAGGGTAATATACTTAATTTAAACGGTAGTGATTGGTGCGTCACATTAATTTGTGAATGTTTATATCAGTATTAAAATTTTATCAATGTAATAAATTATTCTTTTATATAAATGAATAATTTATCAGTGGTTTTTTCTAATTTGGGTGGTTTTGGACCAATTATATTATACTTAACAGCAAATTATTTACTATGGAACAAACCAACAACATTTTATTATTTTCAAGTTGGGTTTTTTATATCCGCTATTTTAAATCTTATATTAAAAGGTATATTTAAGCAACCTAGACCATCAGAAGACCCCAAAGAATTTAATTTAGCGATAAAAAATGGTCACCGGTTTATTTTTAAAAATGGTATCCCTCATGATATTTTCGGTATGCCTTCAGGGCATTCTTCGGCATCACTTTTTATAACAGTGTTTGTTTTTCTCTCTTTGAGAGACTATAAAATACTATTTGGGTTTTTATTGATGTCTTTACTAATAATGAGTCAACGTGTTATTGATAATCATCATACCGTTTTTCAAGTTACTGTTGGAGCAACTCTTGGTTCTTTATGCGCTTATTTATTTTACTATTTTTCAGAAGAAAAAATAAAAGGACAGATCGAAGAAAAACTTGATGATAATGGTCCACTATAATTTTTCTTACATGCTTTTGGGTATATAGATTTGCGTTTGTAAGTTTTTTGGTATTATATATTTTAATATTATATTAAAAATATTATAATTACTTAAATATATAAATGCTTTTGTTTTCTTTTTTGCTTTTTTGTTTTATTTTTGTAAATAGTAAAGAAATACCTAATGTTGTTACAGATATTAAAGTAGATGGTTATTTAGGTCATTGGAAACAGGTATATCAAGCACCAACTAATGTTATTTTTCAAGGATATGGAACATGTATTACCGCTGATTATGGATTACTTGATGACGGTAATATTAGTGTTTTAAATAAACAACTTGATGAAAATAAGGAATTAGAACAAATAACTGGATATGGTTATTATAAAAATGTTTCTGAACCTGGTAAATTAACAGTTCATCTTGAAGGAGTACCAGTTGATTCACCCTATTGGATTGTAAAATTGGGAGAAATAAAGGATAACCAATATCAATATAGTATTATTACAATCCCATCTGGAATATCTCTTTGGGTATTAGTTAGAGATATCGATGTATTTATGGAATTTTACAATAAAGAGGTTGTTGATTTTTTAAATCAATATAATTTTAAATATACAACTGTAATACAAGATAATTGTAATTATAAACTCTCTGCGACATCAATTACTAGAGACCAAATCATGCAAAGAGCCCAAGTTTGGGTCGATGAAAAAATTCCTTATTCACAAACTGCTACTACCAACGGTTATCGTCAGGATTGTTCAGGTTATGTTTCTTATAGTTGGGCGTCATCAACATCGGGTGGTGGACATGTGACAAGTAATATGCAAGAAATATGCACTAAAATATCCAAAGCTGATATGAAAAAAGGTGATGCTATATTAAAACCATCGACACATGTTCTTTTATTTGGTGGATGGATAGATTCTGATGCTTTTTACGAATATGCCGAGCATCAACCCGGTGATGTTTGCAGAAAATCGACTGGTTCGTATAATTATTTCGCCACAAATGGTTACTTCCCATGTCGTTACAATTTAGTTTCTAATTAATTATAAATTTTTTCTTCTAGTGTTTCTTCAATTTTCTCTCTAATCATGCGTCCCTTTTTAAATTTTTCCTTGATAAACTTATTATACACATAAAACATTTCATCCATTTTTTCTTCTATTAGTTCCATTTCGCCAAAATTGATCAAACAATCACTATTCTTATTAAACCCATTATTTATTATATCTTCTACTGCAATGACAAATTTATTGAATTTAGGCAAATCCTTACCGATATCGTTACACAATAAATTCATATTTTCTTTTAAATCATTCGACGACATTCTATTAACAAGTTATTTGTAAAATATAGTTTTTGATATTTTACAATTCATTTTTATTTTTATTTTTATTTTTATTTTTATTTATTCTTTTTTCATATTTTATTTCATGTAAAAAAATATAATTATATTATAATTATGAATGTCAATTATAATATTAGAAGAAATTGTAAACTTTCCAAAGGTTTTCTACCTAGTTTTAAACCAGAAATCTATAGTTTGTCTGTATATACTTCTCTCTCAGGCGCTTATTCAAATGTAGTAATTATAGGTCAAAACTTTTTACCAAATGGAACAACTTATGTTAATTTTGGAAGTTTTAAAAACATACCTGTTAGTTATTTTAGTTCATCTAATATTTCTTTTGTTGTCCCGACAAATGCTGGTATTGGTTCTTATGATGTTATTGTTGTTAATAACTATAATAGCAATTTTAGTGCCAATATAACTACTATTTATAACCAAAATCTTAACTTTTCAAATAGTATACCGTACACTTTAACATAATATTTTATCTTTTATTTATATGAATTACTTTTATCTTAAAATATTTTGTTTGGTTTTATTTATTATTATAATTTCTTATTGGAATACTTATTGTAGTTCATTTATTGAGTCATTTTCTTCAAATACAAAAGGAAATAAAACAATTGTTCTATTAGGTGACAGTATTCTTAAAAATAACTCATATGTTTCTGATGGAAAAAGTGTTGATAATATGATTGAAGAGAGAAATCCAAGTATTTTTTCACTTGCTGTAAATAACTCGAAAATAGTTGATGTTTATGGACAAATTAATAAGATACCTCTTGATATAAATAGTTCATCTACGTTTATTTTTCTCTCTTCAGGAGGAAATGACATCTTATCTTTCTATGTTGATCAACATGGTGATACAACTGATACAGGGTTTTTAAACACCATGTTGGCAGCGTATAAAAAATTAGTTAAAAGTATTCAAACGCGAATGGATAAGTGTCAAATTGTGATTTTGGATATTTATTATCCTACTAGTAACCAGTTTGCGCAATATAGACCCATTATTGAAGAATGGAATACATTAATAGCAAATTATGCGCGTGAAAATTCGTTGGGACTATTAAAAATTAGTCAAAAAGTTACGAGTAGTGATGATTTTACTTTAGGTATTGAACCTTCAGAAAAAGGAGGCGCGAAAATAGCGCAACAAATTTTAAATTATAATTAATTCATATTATAATGTATAAATATAATATGGAGTATATTTTGAGTTGGATAATAGGTATTCTTGCTATACTAGGTGTATTTGTTTGGATTTTTACTACTTTGTTACCATCAGGATCAAAACATGTTATAAAAGGTGGTGGTTATTTAATAGATAAATATATGAAAAGTAAAAAACGCAAATAAATATACTTCATTTATATTCGATAATATATAAGCATTTGATAACTTTTAGTGAAATTCCAGATTATATTTTTACCCGCATATTTATTGGTTTCTTCAAAATACCATTCAAAATCTGTGTTTAATTTATCTTTCCATTCTAATGGTTCTAATTTATGAAAACTATAACCATCATAACCAAATTCCTTACCTTCACAAGTCAAGGTTGAACAAAAATGTTGCCGTGAAACATCCATTACAACCGCACTATCTATTTGATATTTAGCGTCATTTATTGTGAATGAAATCGGTTTTCTATCAAAACTTTTAGCGTTATGATGAAATACTTCTAATACAACAATATGAGGCATATGTTTTAACCGTTGCATTTGCTCAGTGACCTTATCTTTCCAGTTATTTGTTGCATCTCTTATAAGAAGCGTAGTTATAGAATTATTATTTAAATAATTCATAATACTCATATAATAAAATATAGGGTTGCCTGCTTTACCTACATTATATACGTAAGGAACATTTTTTTTATATGATTCCGGTATTGCTTTATATATTTCATTGATTATTACATTTGTATTTAATTTATACGCAAATTGATTTCCTGTAAGACAAGCGTCTACACCAAAATTCAATAAAGCAAAAGCGTTTCTTAGTTTATGGGGAATATATGATCCATCCTTTTGTTTTCCTTCAATCATTAAATGACGAAAAAAATGGAAAAATTTGCGACCTTTATCGCTGACAAAAAAATTTACAAACATCGAATTAAACCAGCAATTGCCTTGTAATTGTTTTGGGGGTACTATTTTTTCAGGATCAACATGTTTATTTGCCGATAAATTCTTTAAAAGGAACCTTTTTGCTTTTGGCGTATCATAATTTAAACAAAAATCATTATTTAAAAAACCCGGAACGCTTATTTTAAGAGGTTCTTTTAACTTATAGGCTTCTACAATATTACAATCAGATAATTCTTCTCTTGATATTGATCGCAGTGTTTCTAGATCTTTATTTATTGTAGGCGAATATGAACTTTTCTTATCATTATTGCTATAACTTGGTCTAAAAAAACGCTTAATTTTTTTAAGAAATGGTGTTGAAGTTTGTTTATTACTCGATTGTTTTATTGTCTTATTTCTTTTATTCCTATTATTTTTCTTTGTTTTATTTCTCATATAAATAAACAATATTTTTCTTTTTTGTTGATGTAATATAAATGGGAGCTGGAATATTACCAACAACAATACATAATGGAAAACTTTACTTTTTATTTGGTAAAGAAGGTAAATATGAGGATTCAGCGCCTGGATTTTCTGACTTTGGTGGCGGCACTGATAATAACGAGTCATTTTTAGAGACTGCGGTTAGAGAAGCAGGTGAAGAATTTACGGGATTTTTAGGTAATGACGCTGATATTCGTAAAATGTTACGCGCTCATGGTACTTATACTATTGATCATAAGACTGACGGTCATAAAACATACCGAATGCACATATTCCCTTTTGAATACAATCATTGGTTGCCACATTATTACAATAACAACCAGCGTTTTCTTCAAAAACGTTTACCTCCTTCTGTCTTTAAATCAACCAAGATATTTGAAAAGGCTGAAATCCGTTGGGTTTGCGTTGATGATTTGAAAAAAATGCGTCCTCAATTTCGTTCTTATTTTCAAAATATTGTTGATATGATGCTTAATCAAAAAGAAAGTATTAAAAAGTTTATTATGAAAGGTTCTAAACATAAGAAAACAATAAAGCGTGGTGGTAGTAGAAAAAATTTTGCTAGAAGTAGAAAACACCGTTAATAACCTAATTATTTTTCACAGGTTTTTTTATTTTACTATTATAACAATTTTTAATTTCACCAATACTCATTCCCGTTTGCTTTGAGCGTCTTTTGTAAAAATTCTCCATTACTATTTTCGTTCTCTGACTCTGAGTATTTATCATTATTTTTTCTATTTCTCCATAATAAAGTCCGTTACATTTGCTTTGATTTGTCCTCGCGCTAATTAAAACAAGAGACGCAATTATACATAGATTTATCAGTATTAAATAATATATGATAAGCATTTTATTAATTATATTTTATAGATTAGTATTAAGTTTATTTCATTTTTATTTATTTTTATATTTTTAAGTTAAATTATTCTCACATTATCTAGTCCAATCACTTCAACACCTTGTGTCCAATCGCCTAATATTTCTATTCTAAATGCGTTCTCAAATATGGTGTCAAAATCAACTTCTTTATTAACATTCTCACTATACCATAAATCGTTTATTAATGGTATATTGAATGATACCATACTTCCATCATATTTTGTCATATATGGATAATAAATAGTGTTATCATTCGCATCTATTATTTTAATTAATGCGGAACAATAATTTAAATTATGAAAATCACCCATAAAACTTGTTATTGTAAATGTCAATAGCATAGGTTTTTTACTACCTGGTTTATCAAGTGTCAATTTGATTTGTGGTGATCTAAAATACCAGAGGTTTTTATCATCTTTGTTTTTTGAGTCAACATTTACTAAGTCATCTTTGGCAATTATATAATGTGACATAAAAATGCCATCATTTATATTGCTTTGTAAACTATACGGTTGATGTAAAATAGTATTGTCTAATTTATTTCCTGTTAAAATCCAACCTTCGCTACCCAATAAAAAGGAATTTTCAAAAAAAACCTTACCTAATATGTTATGATTTTTAAGAAAAAATAAAGCAAGTATAAGTAAAAATATATTCATTATTAGTAAATATATTTTTATATTTTTATATCATCTTTTTTAAAGATTTTTATATCTTTTTAAAGCATTTAAATAGTATTATTCATCAAAACATTATAAGCGCCATATTCTTCCACATCATTAGTAGAATTATATGATGATTCGGTACTCAAATTAATTACTTGTGTATTGGTTACAACATTTGATAACTTACCGAAACAATTAACTTCATATAATGGTGAACCATCGCCAGAACGTAAATCTATGCGGTTAGGATAGTTGCATACAATCATTCTCCATGGTGATCTAGTACTTACACCTAAAATACTAGTTAATTTTGCTTGACCAATAGTTGATAAGCATACCATGTTAAAGTTTAATTGTTTCTCTTCAGTTGATTTTGTAGACCAATCAGAATCAGTCACCCATGTTAAAGAATTAAAACTAGGGTCTGCTGCAATTGTATTACAAACATTAATAAAATTATAAGGTGTAGCAGTTAATACATTAGAAGGTGTCTTCAAGATAACTGTCGCGGTTTCTCTTGTAGAAGCGTTAAAACCTAAGTTAGTAACTAATATTTCGGCAGCATTTGTAGAAAAGTCATAACCAGTTCCTGTAGTATATTTGGCATATTCAACAACTAAATTACCGTCCTCATCTGTCTTAAATGTGTGACCATATAAAATCAATTTAATAGAATCACCAGGTAACAAATCTAGATGTCTATCAATAACATCAACACCAGTTAAATCCATAAAAGGAGTGAAACTTTCTAGTTCAATATTTACAATTCTAGATCCAAGTTGACCATAAAGTTCACTACTAGATACTCCAGGTGAAATAATAGTAGTATCTTGACTAAAGTATAAATCATATGTCATATCATTATTACGAGCATTAAAATTTCCATCAATATAAGTGCTGTCATATTTATTATAAATATTACTATCATATGGATTTGTAATATCTTCATCAGTAGAGTCAACTAATTCATCATCAACAAGAATATCTAAATCATAGTTCTTAATCTTATGAATATATCCTGTGTAAATTGTAGCTATCAATAATGCATCATCTATTGTAGTATGATCATCATCAGGATATCCTTTATATAAATCAATTGTAACTTTGTTACTAGGAATATATATCTTTCTTCGTTTATCAGTCTCCAAGTCAGCATCAAAACGCATATCATAATATAACTCATCATTATTAAAGACTACTTCCATATCATTCACAACACGATAACCTCCAATTGTGCCATTATGTGTGCCAAATTCACCTGCAAAAGGGTAGTGACTATTAGTTTCATAGATAATATCAATACCTCTAGTTACTCTAACAGGTACATCATAGTTATAAGGCAAAGCAGAAATGCTCTTTGTAGAAATAGCATCAACAATAATTTGAGGTCTAGCAAGTAAACTGTAACCAACAAAGTCTTGAAGAATAATGGGTGCAATTTTAATATAAATATAAGAATCAACTACTCCATCTGGATTGCTAGAAGGTGTTTTAATAAATCTACCACTATTTAAATCAGCAAATGATATTTCATCAATTCTATCGGCATCTTCCCAATCAAATGAAGAAGGATCGCCAACATACTGTTGAGAAAGATAGTCAACTTTTAGTGTAGGCAATGCGTAATACAAGTCAAATGTTTCTTCTACACCACTATTACCATTTGGATTTCTAATCCAAACTCTTCCCGCAACAATATTCATAGGGTTAGAACCAGTATAATTTATAATAGAATATTCATTTGTAAATGTTACGCCACTAGAGTCAGAAAGAGCATTTACTTGACCATCTTCTGTAGTGTTATAAGGATTTGTATAATTCCAAACATAAGCGTCAAAAAGAATAGTAATTGGTTGATGCATTTCTACATCTTGACTAGTGTAATCAGTATTTACATTTCTAAATCTAGAAAGATTTCCATAAAATTTAAGACTAAGATCTCCAATACCACCATCTAAGTCAGTAACAGTGTGAATAGATCCATTGTATAAATCAGTTGCTGTGTCAGTGTATGTTAGTTCATTATCAAAAGCATCTGTATTAACAATCTTCATATAAATTTGTGTGGGTCTACGTGTCCATAAAAACTCTTCATAAGTACCGATATTTGATGCTGTCATAACTCTATTTCCTGTTCCATCAGCAGAAACCGCAACAAATAAACCATGACCATAAGTAACACTATACCAACTATTAGAAATAGCAGAAGTTGATAAAGTCCAGTTAATGCCATTAGGACTTACCATAACTCCATATTCTGGTGCAAAAGCAGCAACCGCAACAAATACACCATTTCCATAAGTAATACTTCTCCAATTATAATTAGCAGCAGTTCTTGAAGTCCAAGTTATACCATCTGGACTTGTCATAACTCTATCTCCTGTTCCAGAATTAGAAACCGCAACAAATAAACCATTTCCATAAGTAATATTCTGCCAATCATTATCAGCAGCAGAAGTTCTTGAAGTCCAAGTTATACCATCTGGACTTGTCATAACTCTATCTCCTGTTCCAGAATCAGAAACCGCAACAAATAAACCATTTCCATAAGTAACACTCTGCCACTTATTATCAGAAGCAGCAGTTCTTGAAGTCCAAGTTATACCATCTGGACTTGTCATAACTCTATTTGAGTCTACCAAATTCCAGGGATCCACACCGGAAACCGCAACAAACAAACCATTTCCATAAGTAACACTTACCCAACCATTATCAGAAGCAGAAGTTCTTGAAGTCCAAGTTATACCATCTGGACTTGTCATAACTCTATTTCCTGTTCCAGAAGTAGAAACCGCAACAAACAAACCATTTCCATAAGTAACACTCTTCCACTGATTATCAGCAGCAGCAGTTCTTGAAGTCCAAGTTATACCATCTGGACTTGTCATAACTCTATCTGTTCCATCATAAGAAACCGCAACAAACAAACCATTTCCATAAGTAACACCAAACCAGATATTATCAGCAGCAGATGTTCTTGAAGTCCAACTTAGATCAGTTGTACCAGTTGGAACCGAGTTACCACGGTAATATTTAATATCAATATTACGAGCATATTCATCACCGATTACCAAACCATTATCAAATGTTACCTCTGTAATACTATTATATGTTCCATTGTAACCAGTGTATAAAGCAGCTTGTAAATAATCACCCAATAGTCTGTAACTAGCAGAATCAGTAATAGCAGTATCAAAATCAAATGTTAACTCAACACCATCAATTACTTGTAATTGAGTTGTAGTATCTGCCATCTTGTATGTATCAATTGAAGTGGTAGTTTCATCTTCAGTCCAAGAAACACCGTTAGCGTCAACAGAAATATCAACATTCTTATAAGTTTCAACAATATGGAATACAGGTGTACGAGAAAAGAGAACATTAAAATCAGATGTAATGTTTTTACTATTTGTTACAAATCTAGCCCATACAACATCATCAGCATCTTTAACAGTTAAAGTTAAATCTGGTTGGATATTAAAATTACTACTTTCTGGTGATGTGTATGTAACAGTAGCAACTAATCCATCAATAGTAGTTCCAGCGCTAGGGAAACTAGTAGAATAAATTGAGTTAGTAGCTGCCCAAGTAGTAATTGCTTGAGCGTCTTCTAAAGTATCAACATCCCACATTTTACCAATTACAGAATAAGACAATTTATCAATTGTTAAACCAATATAGTAATTTACGGTGGTATCACCAATAATTATGTCATTACCAGTTGTAGGATTTGTTTGATTAGTCATATCAGAACTTAAACTTATTTTACCAGCGCCTTCATTTAAAGTAAATGTAGTAATATTGTTAAAAGCTGTGTCAAAATTATAACTAGGAGAAATATTAATCCAATCTGAACCAACACGTTTTTGAATTACTGCTTTAGCAGCATATAAATCTTTAGCAGAAAGTGTAAAAAGAGTTGATGATTTAGTATTAACATCACGAATAATTCTAGTTGCGTGTAAAGAAACTCCATTAATACCCTCAAGATAATGTAAAAATGAATCAGGTAATTTAATACCATTAGCGTCTTCTAATACAAAGTATGTAGTTAACATAGTCATAGGTACACCACGTAATCCAAAGTTAGTATAACCTCCTATTGGTAAATTAAATTGAGGAGTAAATGTCGAAGTTTGAAAACGTCTTTTTAATGATGTATTTGCCAATTTGGAAAAAATTAAAGGGTTATTACTAGCATAATTAGTTAATCTATAGTCTTGGTCTCTAACTAGATCTACAATTCCACCTATAGGAACGCTAGCATCAAACGTAGGCGTTAATTGAGTAATAGCAGTTCCAGAAATTGTATTTGTATAACTATTACCGTCCCAACTCCAACTTATAGTAGCGAACAATGATAAACCATCACGATTTTGAGAACTACCATTAGTCTCCATTGTTATAGTGATTGGTACTGTATTGTTTAAATCACTCATAATATCATAAATTGTATTACCAAACATATTGCCAGCCTCAATGGGGTTAACTGCATAAACAGTACTTGTAGTGCGTCTGATTCTCCAACCATTAGTAAGAGTAGAATCCATAGTAGGAAAACTTGCTACTTGTCCAGTTACATTACCACCCTTAATATTAAAATAGACACGTAAATCCGACAAAGTATCGTCATTTGTATTTTTAAATAGAGATAAATCAATGTTCTCACCTAAAGCACTAACAGTTGTTCCTACAATACCAGTACCGGTAGTAGCATCTGAAAACATAGTGTTTTCATTACTCATTGTTAAAATATTATTTATATGTAAAATCGCAATATTACTATCAGAAATTGCACTAGCAGCGGCAGCGCTTGATGTAAATGTATAATCACTGTTTAAATTAATACCGTTTTTAACTATTAAAGAATCATCTGTGTCTAATTCTTTTTGAAATACAGCAGCGAAACCATTATCAATTCCAATGAAATCATCACCAGAAAATACATTACCTTGAGCAACAGTGGCGGGGAAAATAGTAGTAATATCAAAATTATCATAATAACGATCGCGTCTATCATCAGGTAATACAGATTCACTTAATACACCTTCAGTACTATCATATACAACTCTAAAATCAGTATATGTAATGGTATTTCCTTCTGCTTCTTCAGCTCTATGATAAGTAGCGGGAACACTTGTACTAGGTTCAGTAAAGTAAGTTCTAACCCAATAATCATTTTGGTACTGAGAACTGTTCAAGTTCTCATCAGTATCATAAGGTGTGGGATTACCATTATCATCAGTATTTGATTCATCAATGCGATTAATTAATAAATCAGCGTTAGGACCAGTAAAAGTTGCTGAAGTAAGGAGATCACCATTATCAATTTCAACAGTTTGAACTGAAGTTTCAAAGTTTTGTCCCTCTTCGGCACATTTGCGCATATAAGTAGTGTTACGTTTAACATAAGTATCATCAGTATCAAAACCTCTAAAAGGTCCTGATACCTGTGTACCATTTGTATAGTAACCACCCTCTACACCATCACCGGTTACACCACTGGGATCAGTAATATCATATAGATATTCTCTAATGGTTAAATGATAATCCTGACCAACATAAGGTAATTCCTCTTCAGTAAATAAATCATCAAACTGAGTTTTTGTCATAGAAGTAGGTAAATCAGAACCAGGATTAGAAGGAACCATACATAAAGTTGTACTATTAGAACCAGAAGCGCTACCAGAAATTTCTATAACATCCTCACTTGTTTGGGTAAATCTGAGAGCACCAAAAAATGCTCTATCATTATTAGGATCAACAACATCATCAGGAACACCTATGTATCCATCACCAAAAACAGTGTTGCCTGAAAAATAATATTGACCAGATGAGTTAGTAAGTGAAGTCATACCATCAGTAATAGAATCATCAACACTTAATATATTAGTGGTTGTATCTCTTACCACTAAACTTTCAGTGTATAAACTGTCAGGTCCGTTAAATGAAGAATTCTCATAAATTTGTAAAGGGTCATTTTTAGTTATATTAGGTGTTGCTGTAATATTATCGTCCTCATCAGTTATAAAACTGGAGTAACGAGAGTTAACTGCCTTTTCAGCGTTAAAATTACCCTCAGAAACTACATCAAATGTGACTTCATATCTTTTTGTAATATTATCATCATTATCCTGAAAAACATGCTCACTATTGTCGGTTGAAACAACAATATTAGAGTCATAATATGACGCAGAATTATTTGTGACATAAACGCTACCAGATAGATTATTTACCAAACCATTACCACCAGCACCACTTGTAGTAGCAAAACTCAAATGAGCGGTTTCATCGGTAACACCATTCGTATTGTCAAAATTATGCTCAGCAGCAAAAGCAAAAATAGATCCTAAATCATTCATTTGTTGATTAAACATAAGATGTGTTAGTGGTTGTGTAGTAGATGTACCAGGTGTTACAAGGGAATAATTTATATCCATATTTCCACTAGGTGCTTCTTCATTAAAAGTTTGGATATCCATTGTCAACATAGATTTAGCTAGAGCAACTTCTGTATCAGCAATCTTTTCTGTATCTACTTGCTCATACTTAGTATACTTGGCGTTTGTATTGTTATACAAAATAGTAGGAGGTGCCATTATAATAATACCAAATAAAATAAATTTAACAATATATTTAACATATTTCTTAAATTTATTTCTTTTTTATAAAACCCTCATTTTTTGAAAACAGAGTTAAAATAGTAAATATAATTACTATTACTTATACAATTTTAAACCATAAACTTTTAATATGGTTTATAATATGGTTCATAAATACTTTAAATACTTTAAATTGCTAAAATAGTATAGGTTAATTATACTATTAAAATCATCGTATTTGGATTTAAAGTTTAAATAAATCCACTAAACGCACTAAATAATAATCAAATACAAATAGAAAATTATTTAAATTACTATTTAATTATATCAAAAAACATAAAGAAATACCAGTTATTAAAACTATAGTTATAACTAATACAACTAAAACAAAAAAATATTTATTATCATAATCCGAATTACAGATAGTTTTATTATTTTTAATTAATGAATCAGTAATAATATTTCTTTCTTTTTCATTTGTTATATCTTGACTTATTTTTACATCATAAAACTCGTTAGATTCGCTCATTCTTTATACTAAATTTATATATTTATTATTCTTATAATTCTACAAGTAGATCCTTCAATTTCTTATTTTCCGCTTCTAATGCGGAAATTCTCGCTTTTAGAATATTATTCTCATGTTGTAATTGATGAATGTTTCTAGTTGTTATCGCTCTAGGTGTTGGGTTCGAAAATTTTTCCATAGTCCAACAGTCATTTGAACCATCAAAATTAGTATGATATAAAATAAAAGTACCAGATTCGTTTATAGATTTTATAATTTCATCATTCCAATCATTTGTTTCATTTTTATAAATAATCGCTGTCTGATATTGCGGATCAATCACACCTGTCGCCAAATTTACTCTATCTTCAAAGTCTACGCGATAAATCTTTCCTAGGAAATATTTCCAAAATATGTTAATTATCACATCCTCCGTATAGCATTTTTTTATTTTATGAATAATTAAACTTTCAAATGACATTCTTTATTTATGATTGTTCCAGGTCTTTAAATATGTATTTTATATCTTTTATATATAACTTAAAGAACTTCTCAATTTTATTTTAACTTGACTCAAAAATAAAATAAAAATCTATTATAAAATGAAGATCACGCACACAATGATCATAATGTTTATTGGCAGTTTTGTCATTCAATATTTTTTTATGCCTCCTATAATGATCGAGCAATTCTCGGATTTTACAAATAGTACAGGCAAAGCATATATGTCCATAATTATGGGTATATTCATGGTTTTAATGGAAGTCGCAATGCACGATCATCAATATGATGTATGTAGTACCAACTTTTATATTGGGTTAGTTGCCGCATTGATCCTTTTCATTTATTTATATAGAAAACAAGTGACAATCAAGGATAAGCAATATTTAGAGGGTATGATTGAACATCACTCTATGGCGCTTTTAACCAGCAAAGAAATATTAAAAAAAACAGATGATTACAACGTCGCCAAATTGGCGAAGAATATTATTGAATCACAAGAAAATGAAATAAAAGTGATGAAGAGTTTATTAAATAAACATTAGGTTTATAGAATTTCATGATTATTCGACCAGTCATCTGACGCAACAAGTATTGATAAATCCTTTAAAATATAAATATTATCCAGTTCTGATGCTTGGTTTGTTTCTACCAACGCCTTTCTAATTGCGTTTATAATTATTTCTCTCTTTTCTGTAGTTTCTAAAGAGTTTTTATCGATAATTATTTTGCGAGATTTATAGTTAAGTAAGTTATAAGTTTCATTTGTTGGCACTAATTCTATAAAATCGGTTTTATCAAGGTATCCATTTTCATCAAGACGCGTAAAATTATAAATTGTAATATGGTCTTTACCAATTGTGTAATGCGGTTCCCAATCTATTGAGGTCTTTGCCAGTGATTTTCCTAACATTTCACCAACCGTTTTCACCAAATGTAGTTTCGTATATATAGGACTCATTCTTATTTTTATTTGTTTAATTGTATTTAAATAAAAATAATTCAATTTTATTCGTAATATTTCTTGGCGTCATCTGTTTCCAAATGTACTTCCGGTGGCGATGGCCATTCTGTATACGCGATTGCTTTAGTAGTTGGTCTTTCAAGCGCCAACAATTGTTTCAACGCTATCATTCTTCTCTCTAATGGTAACATTTTGGATGGTAATTTTCGCGAAATTTGCTTCCAACGCCATTCAAATTGAAGCGCTGCTGGCCAATCAGGAAACCCTGATACATGTGCCGCACGAGTCCAAATCTCACCTTTCGCCACTTTTGCGCTTGTCGCATGAGCGCCACCTTTTATTTCCTTATTATGCTGCCTTAGACGACGATTAAGATCCACTGTTGCGCCAACATAGGTTGCGTTGTCACTAGAAACTAATAAATATACATAAGACATTTGTATATAAATACATTAAAATATTTAAATGTTTTACCTTTTGTAGATAAAAAAATTGATTAATTTATATTATATTAAAAGTATAAATATAATATAATTTACAAGAAAATGGATTTATCTAAATTGACAAAAGCGGAATTATTAATTAAATGCGACGAAATTGGTTTGACAAAGGTCAAGTCTAAAACAAAACCTGAATTAATCGCATTGCTTAGCAGTAAAATTACTAGTACTAATGATACGCCTATTACAAACAAACCAAATTTGGTAATTGAAGAAGATGACGATTCAGAAGATTGTGAATCAGATAATGATTTAGATGATAATATTATTATTGAAAATGATATTGCTATTGATGTAGAGTCTGAACCAAAATTGGACTTAACCGGTTATAAATTCATTGATTTATTTTGCGGTATTGGCGGTTTTCATCAAGCGTTACATAAAATGGGTGCTAAATGCGTTTTAGCGTGCGACATAGATAAGGAATGTAGAGTAGTTTATAAGGATAATTATGGGATTGAACCTGTAAGTAATGTAAAAGATATTGATGAGAAGACCATGGATGATTTCGATATTTTATGCGCTGGGTTTCCCTGCCAAGCGTTCAGTAACGGGGGCAAAAAGAAGTGTTTTGACGACGAAAGAGGTCTATTATTTGACGAAATTGTTCGAATTGCCAAGGTGAAAAAACCACGATTCATGTTTTTGGAAAATGTTAAACATATATTAAAGGTCAGTAATGGCGAGGTAATTGAATATATTAAAAATAAAATTGCTGCTCTCGGTTATAAACTACAATTATTTCAAATTTCGCCGCATAATTTTGGCATTCCTCAACAAAGAGAACGAGTATATTTTGTTTGCGTAAGAAATGACATCTACAATGGTACCGATATTGTTTTGCCGACCTATATTGGCAAAATGGAATTTCAAAAGTTTCTCGATAAAAAAGAGGAAATTGCTGAAAAATATTTTATAAAGGGCGACACATTGGATGTGCTTGAAGCGTGGGATATAATGGTTAAGACATTTGAAGTTGGCGAGAAAATATCACCGACAATTATGATTAATGATGCGTTTAGTTCATATACGCAAACCGATTTTGACGGATTTCCTGTTTGGAAAAAAGACTATATTACCAAAAATAAACCATTGATTGAAAAATATAGGAGTCAATTTACTGAATGGTATAAAACCTATTCGCTTCTTTTGAAGAAGCGTGAAATCTATGGGAAATTAGAATGGCAAACTGGACCCATAAAAGAGAATGATAGTATATTCAATCATTTCATCCAGATCAGACAGTCTGGTATTCGTGTCAAAAAGGGTCATTATTTCCCTACTTTAGTCGCTATTGCACAAATACCTATTTATGGTAAGGAAAAACGTTATATTACACCACGAGAATGTGCTCGTTTGCAGTCTTTTCCTGAAACATTTAAGTTGTCGCCAGATGATAAAAAAAGTTATAAACAATTAGGTAATAGTGTTAATGTTAATAATGTATATACAGTTATAAGTTCAACTTTAAAGAAATATATGTAAAATATTAAATGTAAATGTAAAATATAAAATATGATATATAATTTTTTATTTTATTCTTTGTCTTCATGATCGTCGTCATTGTGTATTTGAAATTGCGGCGCGGCGTTGTAAATGTTACCCTTCCATCTCACCTCAACTCGATAATTTTTTTCCCCAGCGGTTAATCTATAAAACAACTTGGCAGTCTCTCTTTCTTTTCCTTTCTTATCAAAATAATAAGGTAAATGCTCTTCAAATTTTGCGGAACTCATATCAGCATGATTATTTAATTTTGCGAAACTTGTTCCGTCAAATTCATATATGTCATAGTTAACATTCGAGCAATAGAGTGAATCCAAAAGTTGTGGTAATATAGTGTCCTTATTTTTCGATACTTCTTCGCGGACTCTTAACCAATAGGGATTTTCCTTGTTTTGGGGATAGAATAGTTTATTTACATCGGGTCTTTGCGCTTTGTCGAATTTATCAAAGCCATTTTCCTTTAAATAATCCTTCTTGATCTTTGTAAGGGTCTTATCTAAGTCTTTGCCGAGCATTTTGTGCACACTATAATTAGATTTAGTGGCGTCTTGACTCTGCTTAACAGAGAGACCCATTATTTGCATTGATTCATCAGTGTATTCAATGTAAATGTCGCCCTTGGCGGCCTTGGGATCATAACCTTTATTTAATTCGTTAATTTTTGCGTGTCTATTTTTTTTTCCTGAAATATAAATATGTTTAATTTTGTTAATTTGTAGAATTTTATCTAAACTTAAAATACGGAAACCAGTAATAAATTTATTTACAATTGTTTTCTTTTTAATTATATCAGCATGGTAATTTTTAAGATCTGTATTCTCTCCAAGTGCAAGATTAGGATCGTTGAATAGAATAGTTAATATATAGTTTCCAGGATTTTCTTTCATATCTTGTATTTTTTGGAGGACTTCATCATAGTTATTGATGTCTTTATACAAGATTAAAAGTGCTAGAACCAATTCCATACCGTTATATTCGACGGTCGCACGCTGCTTGGGTACCTTTTTTGTAGGTTCAATAGTATTCATATTAGTGTCAATCGTTTTGTCTAATTCGTCAGGCATTGTTATATAATTTATTTATAATTTTAAATAATTATAGAATATTAACTCAATTTTTTTTTGATTATTAAAAAAGTTGAATTACTTAAAAACTATATATTTGTCGATGGCGTCTTTAAGTTACTTTGGGAATTTATTATATAAAATTCAATATTTTTCAAAAATCCAAGATTATTTTGGAAAATCGATTTTTGGACATTTATTTTTGTCCATTTTTGAAAAATGAAAATACTTTTGGAAAATTAAAAACAGTGAAAAATTGAAAAAATGCTGAGACCATAAAAAAAATTAGCGTCTGGTCATTGAAAAAAGTTTTTCAAAATTGTGACGATAAAATTTTTTTTTAAAATATAATAAATTCGGATAAAATATTTAGAAACTTTTCTACTATCATTATATGATAGTAAATGATAGTGAAAAGTTGCCAAAAGTTGCTTTGAAATTTTGTTGCGAGTATTGTGATTATAATACGTGTAAAAAGAGTAGTTATGATAAACATTTGTCAACCGATAAACACAAAAATAACGAAAATGGTAGTAAAATGGTAGTTGAAGATAGTGAAAAGTTGCCAAAAGTCGCACAATATAAATGTGAATGTGGTAAAATATATAAATACGACAGCGGGTATTATCGACATAAAAAGAAATGTCATGATGTAAAGACAATTATAACTACAGATGATCCTACTGATAAAGAATTAATATTGATGTTAATCAAGCAAAATTCACAATTGATCCAGCAAAATGCGGATCTTGTTAAAAATGGTACTCATAATACGACAATTTCAAATAATTCGAATAACACAAATTCACATAATAAGACCTTTAACTTACAATTCTTTTTAAATGAGACTTGTAAAGATGCAATGAATATCATGGATTTTGTGGATTCGATAAAATTACAATTGTGTGATTTGGAGAATGTTGGGAAACTAGGTTTTGTAGATGGTATTTCAAACATAATTGTGAAGAATTTAAATTCACTAGATGAGACAAAGAGACCAGTTCATTGTACTGATACAAAGAGAGAAGTAATGTATGTTAAGGATGAAGATAAATGGGAAAAAGAAGATGAAAGCAAACCCAAAATAAGAAAAATGATAAAACATGTAACACATAAAAATACAAAATTATTGAAGGATTTTAAAGCAAAGTATCCAGGTTGTGAGAAAAGTGAATCGAAATATTCAAATAGTTATGATAAATTAGTGATCGAAGCGTTTGGAGGGAAAGGTAATAATGATGAAGAAAAGGAGGATAAAATAATTAGAAATATTTCTAAGAAAATAACAATAGATAAGGTAGTTCTTTAAGTTACTTTGTGGATTTATTATATAATTTGCAATATTTTTCAAAAATCCAAGATTATTTTGGAAAATCGTTTTTTGGACATTTATTTTTGTCCATTTTTGAAAAATGAAAATACTTTTGGAAAATTAAAAACAGTGATTTTCTGAAAAAATGCTGAGACCATAAAAAAAATTAGCGTCTCACGTCTGAAAAAAGTTTTTCAAAATTGTGACGATATTTTTTTTTTGAAATATATAATAAATTCGGATAAATATTTAGGAGTTTTTTCCGTTGTCAATATATAGTGTAAATGACAACAAATGACAACGAATTTTACGCAAAAAACTCTTTGAAATATTGTTGCGAATTATGTCACTTTAATACGTCTAAAAAAATAGATTATAATAGACATACTCAGACGCAAAAACATAAAAACAACGTTTTGACAACGGATGACAACGCAAAAAACTCCAATAAATATGAATGTGAATGTGGTAAAATATATAATGATAGGGCAGGATTGTGGAGACATAAAAAGAAATGTCTTGGAATAAATACAATTATAAATAATGATGAACCTACTGATAAAGAATTAATATTGATGTTAATCAAGCAAAATTCACAGTTAATCCTGCAGAATGCGGATCTTGTTAAAAATAGGACTCATAATACGATTAATTCAAATAACACAAATTCACATAATAAAACATTCAATTTACAATTCTTTTTAAATGAGACGTGTAAGGATGCAATGAATATTATGGATTTTGTGGATTCAATAAAATTACAATTGTGTGATTTGGAGAATGTTGGGAAACTAGGTTTTGTAGATGGTATTTCAAATATAATTGTGAAGAACTTAAATTCACTAGATGAGACAAAGAGACCAGTTCATTGTACTGATACAAAGAGAGAAGTAATGTATGTTAAGGATGAAGATAAATGGGAAAAAGAAGATGAAAATAAACCCAAAATAAGAAAAATGATAAAACATGTAACACATAAAAATACAAAATTACTGAAAGATTTTAAAGCAAAGTATCCAGGTTGTGAAAAGAGCGAATCGAAATATTCAAATAGTTATGATAAATTAGTGGTTGAGGCATTTGGAGGGAAAGGTAATAATGATGAAGAAAAGGAAAATAAGATAATTAGAAAAATATCAAATGTTACGGCAATAGATAAGAATGTTTAAAATAATATAAAAATAACCAAATATATTTATATTATAAATGAAGATATTAAATATATCAATACCGGATGATAAAATATTGGATATTAGTGGTTTCTCTCTTGAAGAGAATTATATGATGTTAAAAATAGGGAGTGAATGTTTGTTAGAAGGTAGAAAAGCAGTAGTTGGTTTAACTCAAAAGGATATGTATAATAAAATAAGGGATGAAACAAGAGAAGAAGTCCAGCGTTTAGAGTTGGATATATTAGTTGAGAGAGAATTAAAAATAAAAATGGAAGAACAAATTAAAAAAATATATGAAAGTCAAATAGAAAAAATGAGGAGTCAAATGGAAACAATGAGTATTCAAATTAAGAGTTATGAGTTACAAAATAATGATTTAATTAAAGCGGAAGTTGATAAAGCAAGAGAAAAATTTGATTTATTATTAGAAGAAAAAGACAAACAAAATAGATTAAATAGAGAAGTTTTTGATAAAGCAGAAAAAATGATAAGTAAAAATATTGTTAAAACATCAAGTGTTATTGGTGATGATGGTGAACAAATATTTGAAAGTTTATCTGATACATTTAAGGATTTTCCTGAATATAAAATAGAGAATAAAGCAAAACAAGGACACAAAGGAGATTTTCATTTATTTTTTAAAGACTTTAATATTTTAGTAGATTCAAAAAATTATTCTGGTAGTGTGCAAAAAAAGGAAGCAATAAAAATAGAAACAGACTTAATAACAAATGAAAATATGAAATTTGCTTGGATGGTCTCTCTAAATTCGAATATTAGTGATTATAATAGATTTCCAATAATGACAAAATGGATAACAACAGATGTTGGTGTAAAGTGTATATTATTTATAAATAATTTACTAGAACATAAAGAACCAAGAAATATATTGCGTCAAGCCTGGGCAATTTGTGAAGATTTCCATAGATTAACAAAAAGTGTTGATAAAGAAGATGGTGAATTAGAAAAATATATAGAGAGAAACATAAAGCAAAAAAAACAAATAGAAAATTTACAAGAAAGATCTGCTGAATTAAGAAGAGGTATGAATGTATTAAATAATACATTAAAACATATAGATAATGACTTACTTGAAATGTTGTCATTAGTTTCAGATGAATTTGTAAATGATAAATTTGCTTTAAATGATAAAATAAATAGTTGGTGGGATAGTAATATTACATTTTCAAATGATGAAAGTAAAATGACATCAACAGAAATATGGAATAAATTCAAGAAAGAAAATAAAGAATATGTACAGGAAAATAAATTAACAATCGAGATATTTAAAGAAAAAATAACTTGTATAGTTAACAGTTCAAACTATATAGAAAAAACAAAAAAAGGTGTAATTGATTTTATTGGTTTTAAATGGAAAGAAATAAAAAATTTAACAATTGAAAATACAGTATTGGGAAATATAATAATTGAACAAAACCTAAAATCAAAGTCAAAGTCAAAACCAAAATCAAATTTTTATTTTAATGAAGAAGAAGATGGTAAAATATTAAAAGATTATGAAGATGAAAATAATAATATAATGTCAATAAGTATAATGAATAACATTTTACCTTGGCAAGTAGTCTCTCTATTAATGCAATATAAAGTTATATCGAAAAGAGGTGAAGCGCGTGGGTATGATATATATAAAGAGACTGAAGAATATAAAAGTAAATTAACTAAATAAAGTTTGACAGCATACATAGTGTAATATTTAGGAAACAATTGGGATGGGACCCAATTTATCAAAACCGCGGTTTTGAGTTTCCTAAATATTAAAAAAAATTAATTTTTTTTTTGCTTAATCACGAATTATCATCACATTTTATTTGAAATTTTGAAAACTTATATAGTGACCAATTCGGAAGTCAAAATTGAGTTTAGTTTTATTATTTTCTGACCATAATAGGTAATAAAATAATATATAATAATTATAATGACACATTATTATGCTCTTGTGACCATTACCGTCACAAAAAAATAAAAAGAAATTGAAAAAATGAGACCATAAATGGTAACAAAATAAAAAGAAAATAATAAAATTAAAATGAGACCATAACAAGTAAGAA